ATGAAGCTAACGGACATGGCGATTAAAAAAGCCAAACCACGCGAAAAAGTATATTCACTGGGTGATGGCAACGGACTGTCTTTAATTGTTGAACCTAATGGATCAAAAGGATGGAGATTCAGATATCAGTTCAATGGTAAATCAAAGATGATATCACTTGGTATCTATCCGGTTATTACATTAAATGAAGCCAGAGAAAAAAGGGATAATGCTAGAAAGCTAGTTGCAAATGGAACTGATCCATCTGAGGCAAGAAAAGAAGAAAGGGATAGAGATAGCGGAAAGTCTGATAATACATTCAAAAAGATAACTTTAGAGTGGTTTAATGGAAGGAAAGATCGATGGTCTGAGGGTTATCGTGATGACATGATGGAGGCATTTGAAAATGATGTTTTTCCATACATTGGAGATCGCCCAATAGCAGAGATTAAACCTCTCGAATTGCTTGAAGCACTTTCGATAATGGAAAAGCGTGGTGTTACTGAGAAATTAAAGAAAGTTCGCCAGCGTTGCGGTGAAGTTTGGAAATACGCAATTATCACTGGTCGAGCTGAGTATAATCCTGCCCCAGATTTAGCTAGTGCGTTTATTCCACATCAACGAGAGAATTACCCATATCTATTGGCTGATGAATTGCCAGAGTTTTTATCTTCGGTAGACAAATATCAAGGAAGTCAAATAGTAAGAACTGCTTTAAACATCTTAATGCTTACTGGTTTAAGACCGGGAGAGTTGCGAAAATCAGAATGGTCATTTATAGATTTTGAAAGCAAGACATGGAAGCTGCCAGAAAAAATAATGAAAATGGGCCGAGTGCATGTTGTGCCAATGTCAGATCAGGTGATTTCCTTACTACGTCAAATACAGCCAATATCTGGTGATTATCAGTATATTTTCCCTAGTCGAACTAACCACAAGATGCATTTATCTGAAGCTGGTATTAATGGAATGATTGGTAGGATTGGTTATAGAGGAAGGGTTACTGGTCATGGCTTTAGACATACAATGAGCACAATATTACATGAGAAGGGATTTAATACAGCGTGGATAGAGTTACAACTTGCTCATGTTGATAAAAACTCTATCCGTGGTACTTATAACCATGCGCTGTATTTGGAGGGAAGAAGTGAAATGATGCAGTGGTATGCTGATTACATAGACGAGCTGAGAAGTAAAAAGAAATAAAATTCAATTGAGGGTGTTTTCGGGGCAGCGAGCATTATTAATTCGTTGCTCTATCCATTCATCCACTTCGCTTTCAATAAAACGAACTGAACGCGATCCTATTTTTACCTGCTTTGGGAACTCTCCTTTATCTATTAATTTGTAAGTCCATGACTTGCTATATCCAGTTCTATCTAAAACTTCATCCAAGCGTAATAATTTATATTCCATCTTTCTCTTCCTTTTGTAATTTCCGCATGTAATACGATAGGACCATCTTGTCCTGATAATTCATGTTATTTAGAGGCTTAAACTTCGGTGTGTATTTATCGAGGATCTGAGTGGTAAGTTTGTCGCTGGGTATTCCGTGGCTTCTGAGTTCGATGAGGCATTCCTTTGCTATTTGCCTTCGTGCGTTTCCATTGCCTGTGCATTCATAGTCTTTGCCTTTTATTACGCAAAGTGACCATATATGATTTACGACAGTTTTCTATTTCGACATTTTGACGGGTATAATTACCGCAATTAATTTTCGTCTCATTGTTTAATATTTCCATGAAATCGAAAAAGTCCTCTGGCGGTTTTTTATTTATTCTATCTCCTGCATTTTTATTTAATTTAACCCATGCGAACCCGAACATGTTCTTTACTTTAAAATCCCATGCTTCGGCTAATTTAATTGCTTCGAGTGCAAAGTTGCCTGTATACCACATAAACAGTACGGAATTTTTAGAGGAGTGTTTTTCTATTGGTAATCGAGAGATGGAGTATAAATCTGTGGTGTTGTAATGATTATCTGCTGCGCCATTTGAAACTTTGTTATTATATTGCCAAGGTGGGTCAGCGAGAATTAAGTCATACTTTTTCATTCTCCACATCCTTCCTGTGATTAATATTAAAAGGAAGCCCTTCAGCTTTCATTGGTTGTAAATCAGCAAAGTCACACTTTACCAATCGACCTTCGAATTCGGTAGCCATCATTAATGCTTGTTTTGCTTGTAATGCAATAATGTTGTTAGGCATGGCTATTTGATATGTAACGCCATCAATTAATACCAACATCGTCATTGCTTGAACTTGTTTCATTAATTAACTCCCAATACTCACAAGTATTTTTCTTAATAATTCCACCTGCTTCCAAGTGACCAATCACACAACTAACCTGACTCCTTGAATAATCAGGGCTGCATAAGTGATATAGTTCGTCCGTGGTAAGCTGATTACATTGAAGAACTTCTATTATTCTCTCTCTTAATTTATCCATTCTCTCATCACCTCTCCACAAACAACTTCAACATTCCCCACTGACATTAAATATTCAGCACGTTTATTGCATTCCGATTGCGTATATATATCTTCCGTTACAGGCACAGCAGAACCATGCATTAGCATGAGTAATACATATCCGATTATTTGCATGGTTATTTATCTAGTCGGTAGAGTGGTATATTATGGTTGCTAGTTTTTAATGGATATAGCGTAGTAAATTTAATATTTAAATTTCTAAGTTCTTTTTCAGAAGCAAAGCCGACTGGATACTGTTTGTTTATTTTCTTAATATACTCACATAGTTTAACCAGTGTTTTTAAATCAATCCGTTTATGTGTCTGACCATCTTTGATTAATACATTAGCAATTACTTCTATACCCTCAACTAACTCCAATATCTCATCACTCATTTTTTATTTTCACTCCGTTGCTGATTAGTATTTTCTCTACTTCTGAAATTGCATCATTGAAACCATCTATAAAATAATCATCCAATATAACGTCACCTAAATCTGGCAATTCAACCTCCAATCTCTCGCGTGATGCTTCCCAGCCAATCCACATTAAATCTACATATTGGTCAGCGTAATTTAATCCGTTATTTGCTGTTTCGAATTTATTGTTTATTTCTGCGCCGTCCATGTGAAACTTAATAAACTCTTCAAACTGCTGTCTTGATTTACCCATCACTCCACCTTGTTTGCTGAGAATACCGGATCATATTCACGCTCAACTTCAAACATGCCAAGATATTGGTCGTCAATCCACAGCATGAATAACAACGGCCATCTATCTTCCCATCCGTCACAGTCATCGTGATAATATTCTGCACATGCTTCAATGCATGAATCTAGGTCGTCATCAGCACTGAAGTTATGATCATCTGGTAATTCATATCGGAGGTTATTAGTAATTTCTGATGGTTTTTTGTCTTTACTGTCTGCTATATAAAACTGAACTATTGCCATTATTCATTCCTCTATTGCATCCCTGCGAGTTATTCACCATATTTAGATTTAACGCTTAAGGTTTCTATTTCCTCTTCGTATGCAAGAGCTTGACATGCTAATTCTTCAAAATGGGGATATTCTGAATAATCACTATTACCATAGAGAATCCAATCACATTCAGTACATTCAACGCCACATCGTCCGTCTGTTTGGTTTGCATTTTTAATTACACGCTTGACTAATTTCCCGTGATTATTAATTTTAAATATTACTGTCGCATCTAAATCAGCCCATGCGTTAATTTCTGATCCGCATTTAGGGCAATTAAATTTATTAGCCATATATCTATCTCCTGTTTGCATCCTTGCACTGAGTAATGGTTATATCCTTTGGTTAAACAGGGAAGGGTTAGAAGGGTATTTCTTGGTCATCCCAATCTTGAGGTGGCTCGTTTTGTGGTGCTTGCGGTTGTTGTACTGGTTGCTGTGGCTTTTGGCTTCCTGCTTGATTACCGCCGTTACCGCCAAAATCCAATTGGTTAACGATAATTACTGGTGCTGATTTTTTCTCACCGTTCTGGCTTGTCCATTCTTCCATAACGAACTCACCAGTTACTGTAACCTTTGTTCCTTTGGTTAGGTGCGTAGGTAACTTTTCAGCTTTAGGGCCAAACATCTTACAGATAACCCAGGATACTTTTTCGTGTTCTCCGTAACCTTGTTTCACTGGCAAACTAAAAGATGCAACCGCTTTACCATTTGGCGTCCATCGTTGTTCGCAATCTTTACCTAAGTTTCCACTTACCGTTATTGTGTTAATTGCCATATACACTCCATTGATTGCCAAATTGAATACCTAACTTGTTTAATCCCTGATCCATTGCTTCAATAAACTCAGGCACTAACTCGTCGAATTCTTTCATCATTTTTTCGTCACGCTCGACAGGGAAATATGCAATTTCTTTCCCTGCTGGCATTCGTGGGTCAAAATTTGCAAAGTGCCAGATATCCTTACCTGTAACCCACATGGAATATTGAACTTGAGCCACATATTCCTTTTTCATTGCATCGATTCCATTCAATGCTAAGTCTATAAATACGTCCGTGTTATTAGGGCACTTAAGCTCCAATCCTGAGCCATCACTGCAAATGCCATCTGGTGAGCAAGCCATCCGTAGTTGCTCATCTTTGAATATTATTGGCACTTCCTTTGCCGTTAATCCGGTGTAAAACTCGAATGTCATCCTTGCTTCTAATTCGTAGTTTTTACCCCATTCCAACGTCCTTGCTGATACTTCCTTGTAAACTCCTGTACAGACTTCACCAATAAGGGTGTTCAAATATGTTTTTTTTGTGTCTGGCCACTTTTTTCCTGATTTTGGCTTAGAGATAACTTTCCACGCCTCAGAGGCAGTTACTACGCCAAGCCTGATAGACATCCATTCTTCGCTTCCTTGCTCTACTTTTGTTAAATCGATGCCTGTTTTGCTTAGAATGACGTCATTACTAATCATTTTCCTTCTGCCTTTTTCCTTAGCATGTCGATAATCGTATTGGCTTCAAATGCGGTTAATTGCTCTGGATGGGATATTTGATGGTTGAATTTTTTACTAATGAATGCGAAAAAAGCATCACTCCACTCGCCATTAACTTTTATCATCAAATCAGTAATGGCTTTTAGTTGATCTTCACTTGCTGGCGTTATGTCCTTTGTTTGATTTGCTGAAACATCAAAGTCATTTCCTTCTCCAGCTTCTGTATTTACATAATCAATAGCTTGATCTAATCGTTCTCTTCGAGGCCAATATTTACTTGCTCTTTTCACAATGGTTTTACGGGCCATTTCATCCCACCATGTTTTCCATGGCCCATTTCTTGATTTGCTTGTCGCTTCAACGGCTTTTATTTCATCAAGTCTCATTTCTTCCGTGAGGTAGTCGCCACTTGCCGTTTTCACTGTGCAATAACCACCAATAACACCACCTCTATCACTGAATGCGTTATATTTGTGGGTTGGTGGAGTGTCTAGGCCATTAGATTCATAAACGTCATTTTCATGTACTAATTTACATTGACCCCATTCGATAGCTTGAGTGGCTTGAGCTAGGTGCATGAGACCCATATAGCTAATATCAAGACATACGAATCCATTACGAGGAACTAAGTACGCCAACTTACTTGCAGGGTTTAATGTAATTCCAATGGCAGCCACATTAATAATTGCATTCTGTGCACTTGCAGGATTTTCCATTGCCACTTTTGCTAGGCTGTCATTCCGTTGAAACGCTTGGATTGCGAACTGACTTTCCTTAGCCCATGCGATCGTTTGATCTGTCAGTGCGTTACAAAACAACGTTTCTTGTTGCTGCACAAACTCAATAATTGACGTACTCACAATATCTCCTTATCTATCCCGATCTGAATAGCTGTTCTAATTCCGTCTAAAACCGCATCCAGCGCCTGAGGGCTAATTTCAAATACAGGATTTAACTTCCTTGCCAAATCCATACATAACAACTCTTCGGGTAGGCTATCCATAACCTCATCAACTGATATTTTCTCTTCCTGAGAATCAACAAATGCCTCTCGTTCCATTTGGCGTTCGTGCCAGTCGTTTCTGAGTCCGCATGTGTTGGTTAACATAAAACCCCCTTAGATAAACGCGCGCTCCTTGCGTGTGTTAATTTCGTTTTGAATCAGGCGGGTCTTTTCTTTGCTGATGCCCATTTTCCATTCGAAAACCAAATCATCTAATTGATCATCAGTTAGTTCAGACTCTCGTAATAGTGCGAATATCTGATGCTTTACGTGCTTCTGCTTTGCGTTCATGCTGTACTCCATATGCTGTTTTTAATGTTTCGTTTGCTTCGCGCCATCCATTCTCATCCGTGAGAAATAAAGCAATTCCAGCTTTGCTTTGGGCTACACGTAATTTGTATTTATCAATATTCATGCTTACCTCTGGATGTGCGAAATCTGCGCTAATCTTGCGATAGCGATAGGGTGGTTATCTGGCGTTGGTGCGGTGGGTAAAACTAGAAGTTTTTAGCGTGGTACTCTTCGAGTAACTTGGCGATATCAGATTCTTTAAATGAACCTCCATGCTCCCCATTTGGTTCTTCTATCCAAAGCTGACCATCACCAAACTGTGAAATAGTCATCTTACCAATAGTTACTGCTTGAATTGGCTTATTGCGTCCTGCCATCGGATTACTTTCTGATTCTGTGAATTTCATAATTAATTCCTTATGTGCGTATTCCTCACTATTAATAGCGATATGAATGATTAAGTGGTGGGTTACTGCTGACCGAGGGCTTTTGCGATTGCTAAACGAGTCTTTTCCATTGACGACTCATATTTATCATCCCATCCTTGCTTGCGTCCGTTACGCTGCATTTCAATAAGTGCATCTAATAACTCTGGCGCTGCTGCGATTAGATAGGTGTTTGCTTTATGCTCATCACCAAAAACATCTTTATCTCTACCGTGATGTGAGTAATTAACTAGTGCGACATGCTTAGTTGATGAGTTAATTGCACTCATTGCTCTCTCATCAATCACCCACGGCGCTGGCGTACCCTTAAATTCCATATCACCCCCTAGCCTTTAACATTGCATCTGCCATGACATAGGCTGTTTTAGCGATATGATTCTCTAGCTCAGCCATTGAAGTTAATACTGGTGTAGCCGCTGTTGTAATCATTGCATTCATAGCTTCAGCCGCTAAATAATCTCTAAAAGAGATATCAGCTAACATCAGCTCAGGCTCTTTACCATCTGGACGCCACAGCAAATCATAATCGCCGTTATCGTCGAAGCTGGTTACTTCATATTTCCAGCGGTGACCTTTGAATTCGAATGTTGTAGGGGTTCCAACGGTATGGTTTCCAGTTTTTGGAAATCTTGCGTTCATGTAATCTTTATACTCAGGCGAGTCTTTATATACTTTCAGTGTTATTGTCATACTCCCTCCGTTATTAACTAAACACGATGCTAGCTGTTTCACATTTCACGCCACAGAAAGGGCAGAATGAGAACGTAACGGGGAAATCCTGCTTTGTTAGGCGGGATTTCGGTGTGCCGTCCTTTTTAACTTCTTGATAGCTAGCTCTGTACTCAATGTAATAATTAACAGACATAGCACCGCCAGACATAAATAAACCTGATTGTTTCCAACCAGAAGATATTAGTCTTGCGCCTTCTGGTAGTTTTGCTTTGGCGTGACTTTCCATGCCGTCGCCTAATTTCGTAAAGCAATCACACATATCTCTATCTCCTATCTATTAATCAACTCACCACAGCCCACAGAATGGACTGTAATTAGTTAACTATTTGATATTTTGAATATCTCTTCTTATTTCCAGCGCTAAATTAATATACATCCTGCGAGTTTTAGCACCTATTGCGCGTCTTGCCCTGTACATGTAATCACGCTTAATTTCCTTGTATTCAGCTTTTAACTCTTGTTGTTCAGTCATATTCACCCCCTCGCCGTAACCCCGAACTCACCGCTCGGCTGTTTTTTCAGTTTTAATGTTTTACGTGTATCTGGTGCTGATTTGAGACTTAACACCAAACTTGCCAGCACATCTGTTTCATCGACTGGCTTAATGATTGAATCCCAAATTTCCTCAGTAGTGCGACCACGATTAGCTTCTTCTAAAGCTTTACGAGCCATTAATTCACCTCTCGCTGCATAACGACGCATCTTTGAATTTGTCTTACCAGTGCGCGGTAAGTAAGTAATTTGAGCCATAATTTACCCTCGGTTAGTAAGTATTGGTGATTGGTGGTAGGTGCTGATCTCCTACTTGTGAACAATCCCAGCTACTTTACTGGTTGCCCACGCCTGCTAGCATTCAGCTGCTAATCAGCATTAGCATTCACCAATCCCAATATTCACTTGGAGTTTTGAAACTTTCCCACAATGGCGGGAGTTAATTTGTAAAAGAGCGAACATCCTGTTTATCTATGGCTCCTTGCCTTCGATGTGATTAACTATACAAGCATTGCTTTATTAAAACAAGTGTAACTTGTGTTTAAACTTGAGTTAATCTTTATTTTAACAATAAATACTTGTTTTTATTTGTGTTATTTTTTGTAAAAAATTTAAATTTTTTATTCTGTTGGCTGGTTTTGTGATTTTTGGGCATAAAAAATCCCTCATTAAAGAGGGATCTGTGATGGGATAAATGAGAGGTGGTTAGTTTTTACTTGATGTTATTTCTGCAAAATCCAGTAGCGCTTTCTGGCAATCGTTAGTCATATCAACTAAGGTGCTGTTTTTCTTTTTTGCCTCATTGTCCATGAAGTTATCTATAAACTCACCCTCATTTGGAACATTATTTTCTTGCTGAAATTTATATAAAGAAGAGTAAGTGTTGCACTCAGATGCTTTCATGATTGTAGTTATCAATTTGAAGTCATCTTCATTAGTGAGATCAATCTTATTAGCAGCGTTGGCAGATATTGAAGCAAGCGTAATTAGTAATAAAATTATATTTTTCATTTATTTACTACCTGATAATTAAATAAATTTCTATCCATGAAATTTGTATTTTATAGATTGGCTAACTAAAACTTTGGCATGAATGTAGAGGCCATTAATACTATCTTCTTCCAAATACCAAGTTTCATATCTTGCGTTATCAGATATAACAGCCAGCCTCTTGTATTGCTTTTGAAGCCTTTTTATATATAGCTGATTATCTAAAACAAAGACATAAATTCCATCACCATCAAAAAAGTTAGTGGTGATATCTACGAATATTTGATCTCTAGGCTCAAATGTTCCAGCCATAGAGTCGCCTTTAACGGTGATCATCTTGATTGTGGATGCAGATCTACCACCAAACAGTCTTTTTGCTTCATCCGCTGAATATTCAATAGCTGTTATTGTTTCAATGAAATCATCAAGAACCATCACACCAGGGCCCGCACTAGCTTGGATATCCAGCATCTCCACCTTGTAGTTATTTTTATCTGAAATTTCACCATCTTGCTTTATTTGAATACTACTGACTTTGTTTTTTTCATCAATGTCAGTTATTCCGAATAATAACCAATTGGTATCAACTTCAAGTATTTCAGCAATTTTAATAACTCTGTTTTTTCTTGGCTCAGTACTGGTCTCCCACTGCTGTACTGATTGTGGTGATACACCTACCAACTCAGCTAACTCAGCTTGGGTCATGTTTTTTGCAAGTCTAGCTTGCTTGATTCTTTCGCGCATAGTTTTCATTCGCTCAATATACAAGTTGCACTTTTATTTTTCCAACAAGCAACACTTGCTTAAGTAAAGTAATTCTTGTATTCTTCTTGTTGTTAATCAGTTAAAGGAATATCTTTATGAATGCATTGGAAACAACAATTAAAAAAGCAGGTGGAATTCCAGCTTTAGCTAAGAAGCTAAAGATTAGCGATCAAGCCATTAGACAATGGGAGCACAAAGGACGCATTCCTCCTGCAAGATACGCTCAAATCAACGAACTGTTCGGAATACCATTTGAGCATTTAGTAAAAGATAAAAATTAGCTTCACTCGCTCTTTTCACAATCTAGGTTCCGCCACTGTGGAACATATCAATACCAGCTCATATGGAATGAGCCACGGATCATTACTGCTGTTCCCAATATGGGAAGTAATCTAAGAAGGAATTTAACAAATGGAACTATCAAACGAACGCAAATTTCGAGAAATCGAATCAAAAATCATGAAAGGGATACTTGTTACTGGCGCTAGAGAAGTAGCGAAAAGAACGGGTATTCACGAATCACAAATATCTCGCTGGCAATCTCAACAATCTAAAACGCAATTAAGCTTCATACAACGTTGTGCAAGGCTTTTAGTTGCTATTGGGTATGAGACACCAGATGACACAGTGATATTGCAAGGTGATGAGGCTAGAGCATTAATTCAGATGCTTGAGCATGTCAAAGCACCAAAAAGAAAAACCTCAACCACGGCGAATGGTGAGGCTTCTCAACAAATGGACTTAACCATTTAAACTAACAAATACACTGTATCAATAACCAGTATTAAAGGGAAGCTGATTTTGAGTTTCCCTTTTGCTGATACAGCTTAGGAATAAGGGAATTATACCATGAAACAACGATTTAATCATAGTGCTGTGCATAAAAACAACGCTAGAGTTCGTGAATATCGTCTAGTTACTCAGGATGGTGTTAAGTGCCTAAGAGCAATGCTTGAAGACGCTAAATTACGCACTGAACATCGTCAACAGGTACTAGGAGGTAAGAGCGATGAGTAATGTGTCTTATGCACTACAAGAGCGAATAAAACAGCCTGTCATATCAGGTAAGGGGTTCGCATTCATGCACCGTAAAATTATGGAGTGTGATTTTTACAAGAAAGACTCAGAAGCCGTGCATTTATGGTTGCACTTGATTATGACTGCAAGCCATCAGGCAGAAGCGATTGATACTGATGTTGGGCAGATAGTCATTGGCAGAGGACAGATGATGAGAAGTAGACCGGTTCTTACAAAAGAAACTGGTATACAGGACAATAAAATCAGATCACTTTTAAGGAGTTTTTCAAATAAGGGAATGATTTCAGTAGAGGCTAAAAGCAATAAAATTAGCATCATTACAGTGCTGAAATACGACGAATATCAAGGTAAAAATTGTCCGGAAGATGTCCGGAGATTGTCCGAAGCAAACACAGATACATCAAGGCTTGATGGTGATGTGTGTCCGGAAGATGTCCGACGATTGTCCTTATACAATAATAATACTAATACTACATCTAAAGATGTAGTTGGTGAACTTTCTGACGAAAGTCACGATACCCAGCAATCAAAAATTAATTCTAAAAAATCACCGCCAGTACCCTACCAAGCAATTATCGATGCTTATCACGAAATACTTCCTGAAATGGCAAGAATACAAGTCGTGAGAGGAACTAGGAAAAACAAGATCCGTTCCTTCTGGCAAAAATGCAATTCAGAGTACATGAGTAAACACAACAAACCGTTCACACTGGAAAACTGGAAAGGTTATCTAAGTTACATTTCTGCAAATTGCCGATGGATGACTGAAAGCCGTCCGAACGGTAGAGGTGGATTCTGGAGAGCAAAAAATTTGGATTATTTAATCACTGATGAATGCTACACATCGGTCAAGGAGGATAGAGCTAATGATCGTAAATAATTTTAATCAAGTTCCACAAAGCACCGAAGCGGAGCAAAGTGTTATCGGCTCCATCCTGATTGATCCGCAAAGCGATAAATCTCAGACAGTCCTAAGTCACTTATCGCCAGATGCATTCTACCAACGCACTCACAGAGAGATATTCAAAGTGATGCGTGAAATGAATAACTCTGGTCAGCCAATAGACCTGATCACAATAACCAATCGCCTTGAAGAAATGGGAACTCTGAAAGAGCTTGGTGGATTTGCTTATCTTGCTGAAATTAATCACGGCACACCCTCAGCCGCAAATATTCTTGCATACGCTAAAACTATTCGAGAAAAAAGCGCAGAACGCCAGATGATTGAGAGGACGGCAGAAATTCAACGAATGTTCATGGAGCCGAGCACGCAATCTCTGGAAGAAAAAATTGAAATTGCACAGGTAATGTTAGGTCAAGTTGCTGAAGCTAGTAAGTCAGGGAAAGGCACGGGGTTAGTTAATATCAGTGATGTTATTGATGACTGGTTTAACGAAACCGAAAGTAGAATCAATAACCCTGAACGATACGCGGGGCTTAAAACAGGCATTCAGTCATTTGATGAAATGCTGGCTCCAAAAGGTGTTGTCGGTGGTTCGCTATTTGTTATTGGCGCTCGTCCTAAAATGGGTAAAACGACCGTCCTGAGTGAAATGGCTAAGAACGTAGCTCGTGATGGAAAACATGTTGCATTGTTCACGATGGAGATGACCAACAAGCAAATCGTTGAACGAATGATTAGCCAGAAATCAAATATTAATACTGATATTTTTTATGGTGAAGGTGGTGACGAATACGAGTGGGCTATGGTTGGGCAGGCTATTTCTGAGATGAAAGACAACCCCAACATTTGGCTTAATGATGCGCCAGCAATGACATTGGCACATATCCAGTCGGAAGCTAGAAAGCTAAAGCGCAAGGTTGGAAAGATCGGGTTTATTGGCGTTGATTACTTAACATTGATGAAAGCTGGTAAGGCTGACCGTAATGATATTGCCTATGGTGAGATCACTAAAGGGTTAAAGATATTGGCAAAAGAACTGGATACCGTTGTTGTACTACTTATCCAGCTTAACCGAAAGCTTGAAGATAGAGCAAATAAGCGACCAATGCCAAGTGATGGACGAGACACAGGGCAAATTGAGCAGGACTGTGATTATTGGATGGCTGTTCACCGTGAGTCTGTTTTTGATGATAAGGCCGACTCAACACTCACTGAGTTAATTTTACGCCTCAATCGCCATGGCAAGACAGGCACTGCATACGTCGAACAAAGGGGACTAACCCTATTCGATATCGATCAGATTCAAGGTGCTATGAGAGCAGAGCCTAAAAGAGAAAACATGCGTAAGAAGGATTTTTAGATGAACATTAAACAACTACAGCAACAAATTCATCAGCAAAACAAAGATGCAGGATGGTGGGATAATCCACGCGAAAAAGGAACCTTACTCTGCCTTATTCATTCAGAAATCAGCGAGGCAATGGAGGGAGAACGCAAAGACTTAATGGATGACCACTTGCCGCACCGAAAGATGGCTGAAGTCGAACTTGCTGATGCTGTTATTCGTATTTTGGATTATGCAGAAGCCTTTGGTTATGACATTGAGAGTGCAATAACTGAAAAGCTAGAATACAACAAACATCGTGCAGACCATCAACGGGAAAACCGTATCAAGAAGGGCGGAAAACAATTTTAACGGGAGGCATCTAATGCAGGGAACTAATCCAACTAAGGGTATTCAACTAGAAGTTCTTTACATGGGTAAAGATTGCATTTGTGTGATTTTTCTCAAAGGGCCTGCGCCAGTAAATGTATTGCAGGACATTGAAACTCAGCTATTACGAGATGCTGAGGAGTATGAAATGTTTGATGAGCATGGGACATATCAAATCAAGGTTACGAGAGATAAGGGTGAATATGATAGCTGTGGTCGGTGTGAAATTGCACCTTATTGGGATTTCGATATTCAATTATTTGAACCAATGCCAGAGGGTGAATGATGGAATCACCACTTGCACGAATGATTAAGCAACAGGTGTTCGATGCCAACGTCGACAGGCTTGTAGCGCTCAATGATGAGCAATGGGATTTCATACTGAATGACCAAGATAAATGCGCATGGGCTGGCGGTAACTACTACGGACACGATTATCATGAGTGGGAAATTCTTGTAGCTCACGATATTAAATACGCTCAAACAGGATTGAGAGAGGCGTTGATATGAACGAACTCAAGAAATGCCCGTTTTGTGGATGTGAACGGGTTTTTGTTGGCACGTATGATTATGAAGAATTTGACGATAAAACATACTACAAGGCAGAGTGTAATTCATGTGAAGCGGAGACGGGATTTAAAGATAGCAAACAGGAAGCCATAGCAGCATGGAACAGGAGAGCTAACAGTGAGTGACCCAATAACATTGATGTACAAAATTAGCATGAACCTATTTTGCGGATTAGGATTTGTTTTTGCATTTTTTATACTGAGATATCTCGATAGTGATGTTGGATGGTTTGTTATCGTAATGAAAGCCATATCAGCGATAGCGATAATCCTCTGGTTAATATCTATGGCGTACATTTGTTTTTTCTTATTCAACAACGTGTTTCTAAAAAATTGAATAGGAGGTTAAATTGGAAGCAGATTTCCTCTTCCACGAATCAACTAAAACCGCAGCATGGCAACACCTCAAAGAAGTTCTAGCAACAAACCAACCACACCGAATCATTATCAAGCCTTGGAAAAACAAGCGATCACTATCTCAGAATTCCACTTTTCATTTGTGGTGCACAGAGATAAGCAAATACCTATGTAAGAACAACGCCAATTACACACCAGAAACCGTCAAGGAGATGCTTAAGCATACATTCCTAGGTTATGAGGTGGTCGATATGGTTGACGTTACTACACAGCTTACAGAGCGCGTAAGGACACTTCGGAAAACATCAAAACTTGATACAGGTGAAATGTTCCACTTCATGGAGCAGGTTGAGCGCTGGGCGGTAGGTATAGGTTGTTTCGTGACGATACCAAACAATTCGGAATACATGAAACTCAAGGAGCAACAAGAGAGATGAAACTTAAAAATATTTTAGATGCCATGCGGTGCGGAGCTAACTGGTTATTTGGAATGTATCAGCGTCCATACCTTAAAGAGTGGGATGATTATCTAAATTACCTGATCGACGAATGTAGTATTGCTGATGAGCGTGATTGCGTAATCACATTTAATGATAGCGGTGAAAAAGTAGAGGTTTGGAAAGAAAATAAATACTACGCATATGGCAATCAACACAATGTTTCTGGTGGTGAGGCGTATGAGTTCAGGCCGTCATTCAGAACGATGATTAAATTATCAAACCTAGTTGATAGTCGTGAGAAGAATCGAGTGAGTTCTTTCGCCCGTGAGCTGAAGCAGAAGGTGAGAAAATGACAGACAACGTAAATAACCCACCACACTATGCATCGGGTGATATTGAATGCATAGATGCCATAAAATCCAGTATGACCAGAGAGGCGTTTCTAGGCTATCTCAAGGGGAACATTCAAAAGTATGTTTGGCGATACGAAAAGAAAATAAATCCAGTCGAAGATTTGAAAAAGGCTCGTTGGTATATGGAACGGATGGTTAGTGAGATGGAGACTGATAAATGACGCCAGAAGAAAAGCTAAAGCAATATGACGAGAAGTTAGAAGAGGCTCAGAAGTTGGTTCGATTTATCGAAGAAAGTCGTCGTGAGCATATTAACCGCCATAACTTAAACAGGAGGTGATCATGACTGGCGAACAATACAAAAACTATGCAAATGTAATAGTAGCAGTTCGCGAATTTACATCATTCAACCATAAAACTATCTCATCAGTAGTTGGTTTGACACCTCACCGCTCAGGGACAGTTATCAGAAAACTGCTTGAATTTAAATGTATCCGAGAGGTTAGTAGCGAAAGAGGTTCGGGTACCAAAATGATCCGCAACTACTCTGTTAGAGATGACGCAATTACTCGACTGAGAATGCAATTTGAAAGAGAGCGTCGAGCCAATTTACCGGTTTTCCCTAAGATTAAAAAGGCCGAGGAGACAGAACCAAAACAGCCAAAGCAACAAGATGATGACTTTAAGTGCAGATTGACGTTTGTCGATAAAGCCAACGTCTCAGGCATGGGTAATTCGATGTTGATGAAGTTTGATTCATTATTGAGTGGGGTGAGAGTGTGAAAACTAAGTCCACAAAAATGGAACTGGTTAAGTTTGAAAGAAACGAAAACCTATTTCTTAAGGAATATAACGTTACTCACAATAACGAGACTACAAAGTTAGAGCAGAAAATATCTATTTCCAGAGATAACTTTGGAAAGTTTGAGGTAGATATTGAAATGGATGCATTCCCTCGCATTAGTGATGAAACCGAAGCACTGCTCAAATACGGAGAGTGGCTAGAGCGATTAGGTATTGCCATTAAACGTGAAGCTAAACGTGCGGTAAAGCGAGGCGTTCAATGAAATGCCAATCATGCAATAGACAACTGATGGATGATGAAATTTACGTGTGTAGTAAGTGTGCTGATGAATACGCTCATTTGGAAGTGATGGATAAAGTCAAAGGAGAGGGAGATGGCGAGGTATCGCAGTAAATATAAACACAAACATAAATATCCAAAGAAACCACAAAAGGAGTTTGAACCAATGTTTAATGCCAATTTATTACGCTATGGAAAATTTGTCGCAATATGGTTTATCGCCATGTTAATTCTTGGAGTTATTTTGGGGTGATGTATGGCGAACTTACGCAAAGAAGCTCGAGGCCGTGAATGCCAAATTAGAATACCTGGAGTGTGTAACGGTAATTCTGAAACTGTCGTCTTAGCTCATTATCGGATGGCTGGCATTTGCGGTACCGGAATAAAACCTAATGATATTTTTGGCGCTTGGGCATGTAGCGCTTGTCACGATGAAATAGACCGAAGAACACGAATTACTGACGCGGAATATGCAAAGCAATGTCATTTAGAAGGCGTTATTCGCACTCAGGACATTCTCATCAAGGAGGGTAAGATTAAGATATGAACGAGTATCACTTAAAATTGCCTTGGCCACCGAGCAATAATACGTACTGGAGGCATTGTAGAGGACGCCATTATATCTCATCCAAAGGCACTAACTATCGAAAGCAAGTAACAGATTACATCAAGCAACATAACCTAGACGTCAAAACTACTTCCCGCATCAAAATAGTCATTACAGCAAACCCCCCAGATAAACGACAAAGAGACCTTGATAACTTGCCTAAAGCAGTTTTCGATTCGTTAACTCATGCCGAATTTTGGGTAGATGATAGCCAAATTGATGATATGCGGATCCGCCGAGGCGGAAAGGTTGCTCATGGCTCATTAGATATCACGATATGGGAGATAGATGATGTTCACTGACTTAGTCGCAGTTATCGAAGAATGCAGATTTAGAGCGTTGACAGAACGGACAGGAAATAAACCAAAGCGTTATCTATCAGTGATCCAGCTTAACAATGGCTTTATGAAGATAGTTGAAACAACCCAAGCCAAGCAGTTTGGAAACCGCATCATGTACTCAGTCGGTTGCGATAGATATCACACAGTATTACCGGAGGCGAGATGATTACTTACGAGTATGACAAAAAAATATTGCCTGATACACACCCTGAGCTGGCTTTGATTAGAGAAAAGGTAAGGTATAACCCTGAAACCGGTAACTTCACTAGCAATTTACATAAAGGTGTAAGAGTTAAAGGTTATATGAGAAGCGACGGTTATATAGGTATAAATATAGACTCTCAAAAATACGCCGCGCACAGATTAGCTTGGTTTTATATGCATGGAGAGTGGCCAAAGCATGATATTGATCATGTTAATGGAAACACATCAGATAATCGCCTATCAAACCTAAGGCCGGCAACTTCTGCTCAAAACTCATGGAATCGCCGGTTGAGTAGAAATAATACGTCTGGTGCAAGGTGCGTTTCTTTTGAAAGAAAGACCAAGCGATGGAGAATTCAGGTAAATAGGCTTGGACATAGGTTTTATCTTGGTAGCTACAAAGATAAGAATGAAGCAATTATGGAGGCTAATTATTTCTTACGATTAAATGATGGCGAGTTCTTTACTTGTGTAACTTCAAAACATGACCTTCCTCAAGATCAAATAGCACTTTTAGCGTTAATAAAAAGGCAAAGAGATATTAATCCAACAAGAGGGCTTGAGCCTCATGAGAGAGTTTGGATTAGTCATATTCTTAGCGGATGGGGATCTTGGGCCTATGATGGATTAGAGGAAAAAAATAAGATAAGCCCTATCGGTCGCTTTATGGAATCTGTATCTGGTCGGGGGGCCATAACAGCAGATGGTATAACAGCGATAATCGAAGGGCTTCATTCTCGTGGTTACAATGGAGATGAGCTTATCAAAAAACTCTCGCAAATAATCGCAAACCTTAAACATCGCTCAGTGCCAAAATGTTCAGACGACTTAGGCGGGTATGTTGACAGTATGCTAATCAAAGTGTTTGGGGCTAGATCTCCATTGGTTAGAGTTGCAGTTAATTATTATGTCTATGGGCATAGAATAGAAACTATTGCGCAGTATTTAATGAAAATAACAAATGGATCTCTGACCATGGCTCAAGCTCGAGACAGAGTTAGATGGTGCATTAGAATAATTGAGGCAAAGATGCATAAGGCAATTACCACTGAGTTAAATAATGGCAAGGAGATAGATGATAATTTTGAATAAGAAAAAATAATGCGAATGCTTGCATAAAAATTATTACCTGATATATTTATGTTATCCTCCGCTAGTTTTTGCGTTCGGAGTGTTTAACAATTTCAAGACCTCGCTTCGGCGGGGTTTTTTTGTTATCTAAACTCAGCCAATGGCTGGGTTAAAATTCAACTCTCCGGAATTCCCGGATAGTTCACATTCAGAAGATCGCTTAGGCGGTCTTTTTTCGTATATGCCGACCACAGAATCAATCACAACACCTCACGTTCATACAAGAGCTGTGAGTCGGCGTTCTATTAACTAATTCCTCCAGAAAGGAGGCGGTATGACACGAATGGACGAGAAAGACAAATTCAGTGCCACCGCATGGGGTGTCATATTCGCTATATCCCTATACGGCGGATTGGCTAGATACATTATTGACAATAAACGTAATGGTTATCGGTGGAGCTGGGTAGGAGCAATTATGCAAATGTTCGTATCTGGCTTTGCTGGAATGATGGGTGGTCTTATATCAATAGAGCTTAACGCCTCATTCTACTACACGTTATTTACGGCTGGCTTATGTGGTTCAGCTGGCTCTTTAGCATTGGATTTCTTCTGGGATAAGTTTACAGGGGGTAGGAAGTGAGTAAGTTTAGATTAAGCAGACGTAGCGAAGAAAACCTCCGTGGCGTTCATCCTGACTTGGTTAAAGTAGTACATCGAGCATTAGAAATTACCGATATTGATTTTATGGTGATTGAAGGTAAGCGTAACGAAGCCCGTCAACGACAATTAGTTGCAAGTGGTAAAAGCCAAACGATGAACAGTCGTCACTTAACTGGCCACGCTGTTGATTGTGCTCCGCTGGTAAATAATCAGATCCCATGGAACGATTGGTCATACTTTAAAAAGGTAGCTGATGCCATGATGCAAGCGGCGAAAGAGCTAGGCGTCGATATCGAATGGGGTGGTAACTGGAAAACATTTAAAGATGGTCCTCATTTCCAATTAACCCATAAGACATATCCAGCATGAGTACGCTAACTAAGGTATTGGCTGGTCTACTGGCAATATCCGCATTCTGGCTATGGTGGGTAATAGATGACTACGACAAATTAAGTAAAGACTACAACACAGCAACCAGTCAGTTATCTCGCCAAACTTCAATCACAGAAAACGCCAACCGAACATTCAGGATTATCAACAATGTCTCATCACTTAATAGCGAAGAGCGGAATAGGTCAGCCGTGGATTCTGAAAAAGTTAAAACGGTTATCAAAACTGTTCTTATCAATAATGATTGCGCCAATACTGCTATTCCTAATGACGCTCTTATCAGGATGCACGACTATTCAGAAAGAATACGTGCCAGTGGAGCACATAGCGATACCGGCACACCTAACCGCTGATTGTCCATTGCCATACATACCAGAACAAATGACATGGGGAGAATCGTTAATGTTAAACATCTCCCTGTTATCGGTTATTGAGCAATGTAATTCAGACAAGAAAGCAATACGGGAAATTGAACAACAACGAGCCTCTAAGTAATTAGGGGCTTTTTTATACCAACAGAAACAGGAAGAAAATATGTTTACTTTAAAAACTATTGTTAACGGTGATGTAAGCCTCAGAAGCGAAAGTAGTCTATCAATAATCAAACTAGGTAGCCCTCGATTCATTGAGTTACTTGATAAGTTTAAAAATTGGTCAAACCCAGATTACGCTATTGAGACTCCAGCAGTTTACGAAGATGCTGAGTGTACAAAAGCGTTACAGGAAGAAGAGCTCATTGTTAGCGAAAAGAGCATTGATCACGTTGATTTGCAAAAAGACTGCATTGCAATCATCGTTACAGAATGTGAGTCAATCACTCACCCGAATATGAAAGAATTTAACGGACAGATGTTTGAATTCATCTACAAGGGTGAATCAGCTTATATAACTGACGCAAACGGACATACTGTAGAAGTAGTTCGATAGAAAACAATCGCCTCGCAATAGCGGGGCTTTTTAATGGAGAAATATCATGGCAGTAGAAGGTTCAGAGAATCCAGTTAAATTCCGTGAAGATCTGGATAAAAGCATTCCGAAAGAATAAAAAGGCCCAGCATGGGGCGTGGGCAAACTAACAAGATATCAATCAAAGTATAGTGATGATTACTTAGTATAGCTTAAGTAAGTATATATACCAGTTTGGTTAGATAAATCGTTTATCCATTAAGGAGAGTGATCATATCTTGACTGCTAGGAACAGACTAGAAGTGGCTTAGCTGTGTATCGCTAAGCTGCGAATTCTACGCATTTCATCGGCGCATTCACCGCGCAATTAAAAACACTCACAGAACCTTACAGAAAGTCGAACCTGAGAAAAGCCGTTAATGGTGTTTTCTGTGGGGCGGTTATTTCTGGTGAACAGGTTCGCTTTTCTATAAGGATTTACACCATGAATTATCCAACAGTAGTAAATGGAATTGATTTTCGGAACATCGTATTTATGTCTGGTTCAGAAGTAATTACTGATAGTTTTTGTGTAGCAAGAGCTTTTGGTAAAGAGCCAAAAAACGTAATTCGTGATATCGAAAGGACTATAAAATCGTGTCCTCCAGAGTTTGATACAGAGCTCAATTTTGAGCTTTGCTATAAAAACAATGAGTTACAGAATGGTAAGCCTCAAAAATTCTATAAGCTACGGAAAGACGGCCTAATGTTATTAGTCATGTCATACACAAAGAAAGAAGCTATGAGAATTAAGGTGGCGTATATAAACGCCTTTAACTGGATGGCTGATGTTATTACCAAAAACATCCGAACCATGGAACAAGAGCGAAATGAGATAATGCTCGAGTTCATGAAAGAGAAGGACGTAGCCAGTATGTCAGGACGATTATTAAATCGCTGGGGCAGAGTTAAAAAGCCTCAGTTATTAAACAGGATTGCCGAGATAGAAGAAAAAGGCCAATTACTCCTTCCTAGCGTTGATTAATGCCTATCCTCAAAATTGAGGAGATTGATTTAATTAACATTTAACGATGAATAGGCCCTAGTGGCCTTTTTTATTGGGTGGAATATGAAAAATAATGACAACTTAGAAAACGATACCGATATCGCTATTGGATTGATCCCAGTATCTGATAATGGTCGTATTACCGCTTTCACATCAGATGGAAAGCCTATCCGAGGATTAGTCTGTTGTAATGTCGATAGTGATCATGGTGATTTAGTAAGAATGACATTAACAGTGGAAGTTACCAATCGAGATGGGAAGCTTGCAATATGTAACTTCAAAAAAGATGAATTTGAAGAAATAAGAGCAAACTTCTTAATGAAATGAACACCTGCATTCACTTTTCGCTTATTAGATAAGGTGGCGATTATGAGCAAAACAAGAACATTTTATTGCAAAGTTACATTACGCCGTTACATGAAGCCGATGTTAATCATCGCTGCGTTAACTAATTGGCGATGGCTTACGGACTTATGCTTTAAGGTTGAGGCTGTACCTCAAGGCCAAGAAGTGGAGTTGAGTAGTGAATAAATATCACGTAATAGCAACTAAGAAAGACGGTACAACCTACGAAGGCATGATGACCACTAAAGAGCCTCGTGTGACGAATGGTTTAATCGGTATCGCATCACTTGATGGCTCATGGGTATACATATCACCTGATGAGATTAGTGATATTAAATATGTGCCAGTGGTTGAACAGTAAATATTAAGGAAAGGGTATGGCTCAAAATAAACCAACGCTCACAGATGAGCAGAAAGTTCTTTTTGATGCCCTAACAAAGTTACAACAGAAATTCGTGTTAGGCATCTTGAAAGGGCTCAATCAAATAGATGCTTACAAGCAAGCTGGCTACAAGGCAAAGACAGAAGAAACGGCGCGTTCATGCGCAAGTGAAATCCTAACAAATCCTAACGTTAAATTGTTCTTAGATGCAATGAATGAGGTAGCCATTTCCAATGCGATTATGAGCCGTGAGGAAGCGCTAGAGAGACTTTCTTCTATCGGACGTAGCTCAGTATCAGAAATGGTTGAATTCAGCGAGCATGAGATGGGAACGGATGACGACGGTAATCCAGTTATTCAATCTGTGTGGAGATTTAAAGACTCTGCATTGCAAGACCCTAAAGCATTAGCGGCAATATCTGAACTCACAGCAAGTAAAGACGGTATCAAATTAAAGCTTCATGATCCGAAAGCAGCAATTAAACAATTGGCTGATATGCAGGGCTGGGAGCCACCGAAGAAAATTGAACATTCAGTAGATGAGCAAATGGCAGAGTTGCTGAGAGAGATATCATCGGAGTCATAATATGGCTGCAAAAAATCAGCAATTTGAAACATTAAAAAAGAATTTAAAGGATAGGTTTTGGCGTTTAAATAATCTCTATTTCATTACTGATAAAAAAGGTAAGAAAGTAAAGTTCAGAATGACGCCTGAGCAGTTTGAATACTTCGATGGTATGCATACACGCAATATCATTTTAAAAGCTCGTCAGCTTGGTTTCACAACGTTAGTTTGTATCGTTCAATTAGATGCGGCTTTATTTGAATCAGCAAAATGCGCACTGATCGCTCACACTTTAAATGACGCCAAGCGATTATTTAGAGAGAAGGTTAAATACGCATATGACAATTTACCTGCAGTCATTAGAAGGGCGAACCCTGCAAAAAATGACTCTGTTGGTGAGCTTGTTTTCAGTAATGGCGGCTCGCTTTATGTAAGTACCTCTTTTCGTGGTGGTACGCTACGTTATCTGCACATCTCTGAGTTCGGTAAAATATGCGCTAAGTATCCAGATAAAGCACGTGAGATTGTTACTGGTGCTTTTGAAGCGGTATCAAGCGATTGTTTCACGACGATTGAAAGCACCGCAGAAGGGCGAGCCGGTTATTTCTTTGATTACTGTCAGTCTGCTGAGAAGGCACAAATTCAGAGTAAAACTCTCTCTAACTTAGATTGGAAATTCTTTTTCTTCTCATGGTGGAAGAATCCTGAATACTCCATTGATCCTGTGGAGCAATTACCACAGCGGCTAGTTGATTACTTTGATGAAATATCAAGTAAATATGGCGTTCAATTAAACGAGCGTCAAAAAGCTTGGTATTACGCCAAAGAGAAAACACTCGGCGACGATATGAAGCGGGAATACCCGTCAATACCATCTGAGGCATTCCAACAATCAGTTGAAGGCGCTTACTACGCCAAACAATTTCGCTTTCTCTACGAAAATAAACGCATTGGCACACTTCCTGATAACTCACATTTACCGGTTCATACGTACTGGGATATTGGTGTGGGTGACTCAACATCAATCTGGTTTATTCGTGAAGTGGGTGAAGAGTTCCACGTTATTGATCACTACTCAAACAGTGGTGAAGGTCTAAGGCACTACATGAAAGTGCTGAAGGATAAAGGCTACACATATGCAAGTCATAATGGTCCTCATGATATAGATAACCGCGAGTTTGGTTCTGATGCGAAATCACGTAGAGAGTTAGCGCGTGAAGGGTATGAAATCGACGGTGAAAACTATTCAATGAGATTTGAAGTAGTGCCGAAACTTTCAATTGATGAGGGCATCGAGGCGGTGCGTGAAATCCTGCCACTCTGTGCCTTTGATGAGCATAAATGTAGTGAAGGCATTGCTCACCTTGAGGGATATCGCAAAGAGTGGAATGACAAACTTGGGTGCTGGAAAGATAAACCGCTTCACGACTACACGTCACATGATGCTGATGGGTTTAGGTATTTTGCAGTGAGTCGCAGAAACACTAAACGCCCAGCATTCGAAATTAACCTAGGAACAACCTTCTGATGAGTACAACAAATGTAGATTTTACTCGACCGGAGTATAAGGCGGCTGCTCCTCAGTGGGAGTTAGTGCGCTCTGTTTGTCGAGGTGGTGATGATATAAAAAATTATCTTCCTGAGCTTGAAGAGCAAGATGGCAAGCGTAAAAAGAAACGCAATAAAGACTATCAAGACAGAGCGGTGTTCTATCCAATAACGGGAAACACTCGAAACGGCATGATAGGGATGGCATTTAAAAAAGATCCCTTAGTTGCCGTTATGGAAAAGTTATCTTGTTTAAAAGACGATGCAGACGGGGCGGGTTCAAGTATTTATCAGCTTGCTCAGTCTTCACTTGAATCGGTATTAGAAGTTGGGCGGCATGGGTTATATGTTGATTACAACAGCGATTCTAAACTCCCATATATATTTCAATATCGGGCTGAAGATATCATTAACTGGCGTACTGACCGCATAAATGGTCGAACTATGTTAACGCTGGTGGTATTGCGTGAGACAGTTGAAGAAGAGGACGGATTTGGATTTAAAGACGTTCTTCAATACCGCGTATTGGCGATAGAGGAAGGTAAATTTATCTGTCGTGTTTATCGCAAACCAAGTGGAAGCAGTGTTTTTGAGATTGATTCTGAATACATTCCAGAAAGAGCAGGCAATGGTGCGTGGGATGAAATACCCTTTACGTTTATTGGTGCTCAGAATAACGATCACACTATTGATGAAGCTCCGCTGTTAGGGTTGGCAAAAATAAACCTAGGGCATTATCGAAACTCCGCTGATTATGAAGACTCTGTGTTCTTCTGTGGGCAAATACAACCTTATCTAGGTGGGCTAGAAACAGAATGGCGTGACTATCTAGAAAAGAAAGGCGTTATGGTCGGCTCTCGCTCGCCAATTATGTTGCCAGAGAAAGGGTTCTTTGGTTACGCGCAAGCTCAGCCAAACATGTTGGCAAAAGAAGCAATGGACAGCAAGCGCGATTATATGGTGGCGCTCGGTGCTCAATTAGTTTCTGCTGATAGTAAAGTTAAAACAGTTATTCAGTCTGTCGGCGAACAGAACGCGCAAACGTCCATTCTTAGTATCTGTTGTTCTAATGTTTCAGATGCATTCAGTAAAGCTCTAATGTGGTGCGCTGAATATCTTGGCTTAGACACGAAAGACACCTCTTTTGAAATTAACAAAGACCTCGTTAATCACATTGCTGATAGTTCGATGATCCGCGAAATTGTTGCAGCATGGCAATCGGGCGCAACGCGTAAATCTGACTTAGTGAGAAGCTTACAGAAATATGATGTTATCAATCCTGCTGATGATGTGGATGTGGTGGTGGATGAGCTTAATAATCAAGAGCCGACAATGGTAGGTGAGACATGAGATCAGTGAATGAGCGGTTGATAGATGAATTGATTGCTCACTCCCTGTTTTCTGGTCGTTATTCTACGAGTGTAGCAAGGCGCATGATAAAGGCACTTAATGAGTTTGATGCTGAATTAACTACGTCACTTATAGTGTCTTTAGATGATGTAACCATTGATATTAATAGTTTCACAGCAAGACGATTGGAATCATTACTATCCAGTGTTAGAAGCATTAATAAGCGTGCAGTTGATAGTGCTTTTTCGTTACTGACGGAAGAAATGAGAGCGCACGCCTTATATGAGGCTGGTTACTACCCATCACTGTTTGATGCTCTACTACCTGATGTTGTCCTACGCAAATATCCACTCATGAGTATTACAGATGAAATGCTGTTTTCTTCGGTAATGTCTCGACCATTTCAAGGGAAGTTACTCTCTGAGTGGGCTGATGGATTAGAGGCAGATCGCATGACACGCATAAATAACGCCGTTCGTAATGGTTATTTAAATGGCGATAGTGCTGTGGAGATTGGTCGTAAGATAAGAGGGCATGCAAATCAAGGATATAAAGACGGGGCATTACAACTCAGCCGAGCAAATGCGACAACGATAGCTAAAACGGCTATTAACCATTTGCAAGCAACAGCGCGAGATCAATTTGCTGATGCCAACAAAGACATTCTTGATTGTAAGCAATGGTTATCTACCCTCGATAATAAAACATCTCACGATTGCATTATTCGAGATAGGTTGAAATACACGCTGGAAGGTAAGCCAATAGGACACAAAATCTCATATCTACAAGGCCCCGGTAAGATTCATTTCAATTGCAGATCAACTGAAACGCTGGTCACTAAATCATGGCGTGAATTAGGTGTTGATTTAGATGAGATGGACGCAGGAACTCGTGCCTCAATGGACGGGCAAGTGCCAGCAGATACCAATTTTCTTGATTGGATACAGCGACAACCTGAATGGCGGCAACGACAGGTATTTGGAGAGACGCGATTTAGGTTGATGAAAGAGGGTGGTATGCGTCCTTCTGAATTCTATACAGATAAAGGTGAGTTTATTTCTTTAGAACAATTGATAGAATTAGATAAATTAATTATTGATTTTTTAAGGAAATAAAATGAGTTTTATTTTGGGCGTGTTATCTGGGGCGATAGCAATATTTTTAGGCTTGCATAAATTTTATAGAGAAAAGTGGTGGGATAAGCAATTCAACGTTTTTTCAGATTTAGTAGACCATATTTATACTATTAAAGTATGTACTGAGTATTTTCAAAGCAAAATAGAACAAAAACTAAATCCAGATGATGATCATTATGAACAAATAATTCCTAGTACAGAAGTGCTATCTAAATTTAAAGAATCAAGTCAGGCATTGGTAGATATCCAAGGAAAAGTAAGATTTTTGGCAGGGAGTACACTTGGTGACTTACTTGTTAAGTATATTGATGATATAGCTAAATTAGAATACGAATATATTCATAATGATTATGATGATAACGATGTTTTTGAACTTTACGATAAACAGCTAGATATCATAGAAAAAACATCATGTAAGATCATTGAATTATCTAGAGAAACTTTAAGGAGAGACTCCATTTTATCAGGTTTAAATGAGAAGTTTTGGTTATTAAAATACCCTAAAAAGTTTAAAACCTGGTGCTTAACTAATTAATCATCTAAAACCCGCCATTGAGCGGGTTTTTTATTACCTAAATTCAGCTTAGGGCTGAGTTATTTCAACGCGCTAGGCGCAAATCAAACCCAAGGGGTATCACATGTTATTTATGAATATCGAACGCAAATACTATTCACAGGCAGATGATGGCTCGCAAGGTGGTGGCGGTGGAGCAACCGAAATCACACCTGAAATCCAAGCCATTATTGATAAAGCAGTCAATGAGCAAGTATCAGGATTAAAAGCTAAGCGTGATGAGCTGTTAGGCAAAGTTAAAGAGCAAGGCGATAACTTAAAACGCTTTGAAGGCATTGATCCTGACACAGTGAAGGGAATGCTTAAACGTTTTGAAAATGACGAAGAAGCCAAGCTTATTGCAGATGGCAAGATTGATGAAGTCATTAATAAACGTACTGAGCGTTTGCGTGGTGATGTTGATAAGCAATTGAAAGAAGCGAACACCAAAGTCGAAAAGGCCGAGGCGTTTGCAAATAAATTCCGTGCTCGTGTATTAGGCGATGAAATTCGCTCAGCGGCAGGAAAAGCAGGCGCATTAACTAGCGCTCAAGAAGACTTAATTTTACGTGCCAAAGGCATTTTCCAAATCAACGATGAAGGTCAGGCCGTAGCCGTTGATGAAGATGATAATCCAATCATGGGTAAGGATGGTCGCACACCATTATCACCCGTTGAGTGGATTGAATCTCTCAAAGAGGGCGCTCCACATTTATTCCCTGCTGCTTCAGGTACAGATGCAGGTAAACATAAGCAAGGTGGTACACATCTTAAACGTTCTCAAATGTCAGCCAGTGATAAGGCTGATTATATTCGCCGATACGGGCGTGACACATATTTAAAACTTCCAAAAGAGTAAGGAAATATAAGTAATGGCTACGACAACTAATAGTGATTTAGTAATTTATAACGATTTGGCACAAACCGCGTTCTTAGAGCGTCGCCAAGATAATTTAGCAGTATTTAACCAAGCATCTAATGGTGCTATCGTACTTGATAACCTGTTTATTGAAGGCGACTTCCGTAAACGAGCTTTCTATCAGATCGGCGGTTCGATTGAACATCGTGATGTTGATTCAACAAAAGCCGTTGAGAGTAAAAAAATCGGTGCAGGCGAATCGGTTGATGTAAAAGCACCTTGGAAATATGGTCCTTATGCAACAACGGAAGAAGCATTTAAACGCCGCGGCCGTGATGTGTCTGAGTTCTCAGAACTGGTGGGTACAGATGCGGCAGATGCTTCATTAGAGGGTTACATTAAATACTCTTTAGCTGCTTTAGGTGCCGCGATTGGTAATAACAAAGAAATGGTGGTGACTGCCGATATTGCGACTGATGGCAAGAAAACGCTGACCAAAGGTTTACGCAAATACGGCGATAAGTTTAACCGCGTAAATCTGTTTGTTATGCACTCCACAACCTACTTCGACATTGTTGATCAGGCCATTGATAACAAAGTGTATGAAGAGGCTGGCGTGGTTATCTACGGTGGTCAGCCGGGCACGTTAGGTAAACCTGTACTGGTAACAGATACAGCACCAGTAGATGCCATCTTTGGTTTAGTACCCGGTGCGGTAACTATCACGGAATCTCAAGAACCAACTTTCCGCTCTTATGAAATCAATGACAAGGAGAACTTGGAAGTGGGTTATCGTGGTGAAGGTGTGGTTAACGTTGGCGTGCTTGGTTATAGCTGGGATGAAGCAAAAGGCAAGAACCCTGACTTGACCAAATTAGGCACTGCGGGTAACTGGAAAAAACACTTTAAGAGCGACAAGTTAACAGCGGGTGTCATGATCAAGCTGACTGATGCAGGTGCAGACGCGGAAAAGTAACCGAGCCAAAAGTAGTGGAACTCCCAAAACCTACTGATGGCAAATAATTGTTGGGGCACTTTGCCCCTTTATTTTTGAGGGGCTTATGATTGATCCAGATAAAACCTCACCGACCTTTAACAGCTATGCCAGTGTGACTGATCTAAAGGCATATGCACTAGCAAGACAGCTAACCTTACCTGATGATGAAAAATTGGAACCTCTGTTAATAGTGGCTATGGATTATCTTGAGTCACAAAGATGGCAGGGGATGCGTACTGATAACGAACAACCACTCTCTTTTCCTCGGATTGGTTTGTCTCGTGACGGTGTGGCGATCCCTGATAATGAAATTCCAAAGCAGTTAATCCAAGCTCAATGCCGTTTAGCGATTGAATCACAAGATAATGACCTGCAACCCACATTAGGCGCTGAAGTTCTCTCCGAGCGAATTGAAGGTGCTCTTACTGTGCAATATGCAGAAGGGACTAATACAGGCGCACCAAATTTCCTTTGGTTAAAAGGTTTACTATCTGGCTTGATTGATATTTCCGATGGGTTCGCCATCAATACATTTGCAATGAGGTAGCCATGAACATTTATCAACGTGGACAGAGCACAGCATTAAGGATGTTAAAAAAATATGGCATATCGTACCAAGTAAAGCGAGATGGTAAGCACTGGGTTGATAATGAAACAGGGCAGGAGCACTTTGAGCCAGAAACGTTATTTTCTGCTATCGGAGTAAAGACGCAATATAAACCTCACGAAATCGACGGCACACTTATTCTCTCTACGGATATCAAAATGATACTTCCTCCAGACATAGATATTCAGAAAGGGGATAAGGTGCTTGTCGATGACGTTTGGTTCCGTGTTCACGAACCCAATCCTGTTAAACCTGCTGATATTGTTATTTGCTATCAATCTCAGTTGAGGGCGTAATATGTCAGATCAGTTTATGAGGTCGATTAACCTTTTTATTGATAAAGCCAATGCAGATATTGAAACAGTTGTAAGAAAAACCAGTATTCAAATACTTGCTAGGCTCGTTGATATGTCACCTGTTGGTAATCCTGATGTATGGAAATCTAAATATTCTCCTCCTGGTTATACTGGTGGTCGCTTTAAAGGTAACTGGCAAGTGACATTCGATACGCCAGCAGATGGTGAAGTCGAGAATATTGATAAAGCCGGTAACATAACAAAGTCTCAGGGCAATGTTGTCATTGAACAGTTTAAAATTGGAACGAATGCTATCTATTTCACAAACAATGTTCCTTATGCCTACCGCCTTGAAATGGGTCACTCAAAGCAAGCGCCAAGTGGAATGATTGCTGTTACTGCGGAGGAGTTTAGTCAATTTTTTAATTCTGCCGTATCGGAAACCAAATCATGAATCAATCAACAATTAACACTGAAATTCGAAAGTTAGTGGCGAGCATTGGTAAGGATTTAAATCTTAAAATTGCATGGCCCAACCTTCCTTTTGACGACATCAACGATCCCTATCTTCAGCTCCACATTATGACAGCAGAGACAGATAACATAGGGTTATCTCAAGATATGCCTGTTTATCGTGGCGTTATCCAAATTAACGTTGTTGGCAAGGTAGGGGGCGGAGATTCCCAACTATCAAAGATTGCTGATGATGTTAAAGCTAGGCTGGAAAACGGATTAACATTGGGCGAGGGTATCTACATTAACGGAGAACCGAACCAACTCCCTCCAATTCCAGATGAAACAAATTACACCATTCCTATTCGTGCATCCTATCGATGTAACGCAATCCGATAACACCGCTTAATTGCGGTTTTTTTATACCTAAAAATAGAGGTTAACAATGGCCTATAACATTCCTAATGGGTCGCGTGTTTACATTGCAAGTAAATACGATGACGAAGTTAAAATTACTGAGGCGACCAATGCTGAAGAAGTAGTGCTAACGGTTGATAATGTGGGTGACATCGCCAAGGGTGATATTGTCCATGTGACATCTGGATGGAAAAAAGCATCTGGTGCTTTCCGTGTTGCAAGTGTCGCTGAATCAAAAATCACACTGGAAGGCGTCGATACCAGTGATAAAAATGTGTTTCCTGCTGGTGGCGGTACAGGAACATTAAAGAAAGTGCTGTCATGGGAGGTTATGCCTCAAGTCATGACGCTTTCTACTGAAGGTGGTGAGCAGCAAACTCAAGAGGTTCAATTCCTTGAAGATGAACAGGCTGAAACTATCGACACCTATAAAAATGGTGTTGTGCAGGTTTATACCTTTGCTCATGATGCCAAGTTACCTATCCGTAAATTACTGACAAAGTTGGACGACAGTAAGCAAGTTACCGCAATCCGATTCTTCAATAAACGTGCAGAAGAAGACCGCTATTACACCGCCTCAATTTCATTCCAGCGTGTGCCAAATACCGCCATCAATGAAGTTGAAAACGTGACTGCAAGATTCTCGCTTAAGTCTGAAATGCAGATTTATACCAACGCTGCTTAATCCATAAATACTCACAACAGCCCCGAATCAGGGGCTTTTTAAGGACTGATAATGCCTAAATTTACCCTTGTTCCTAACCCAACTTTTAAAGCTAACGTTAAGATCCCCGTTGCTGGTAAAGAAACGCCAGAAGTGGTGACATTCACTTTTAAGCATCAACCAATGAGTCAACTCGACGAGATGCGAGAAAAGCCAACTACTGAGTTCTTTGAGCAAATCATTGAAGATTGGGCGATTGAAGAGCCGTACAACAAAGAAAACTTAAATCTATTGTTAGATAACTACCCATCAGCCTCTCGTGCTATTGCTTCAACGTATTACAACGAACTGCTAGGTAATCGCGAAAAAAACTCTTAACGGTCGCCGAAGCAATGTATGGAGGAATGAGTTCCAAAGAATCGGCTGAGTTCGAGCGTGCTTTTGGATTTCCGCCAGATATTGATGATGTTGAAATATGGCCTGATATTTGGGATTCTTATCAAGTATTTTCAGCCATGAATACACAGTGGCGTGTAGGTATGAATGGTATCACTGGGTTGGATTACAACGCATTAAACCAAGTGATGGACCTATTCAACATCAAGGACAGAGCGACCGTATTTAGTGATCTGCGGATTATGGAAGTCAAAGCGTTAGAGGTGATGCACAAGAGAGCACAGTGATGAGCTAATCACATGTCAAGGATAAAGAGAATTGCCTCGTTTTAGCGTGCGGTCTATCATTAGATGATTTACTAGACGGCAGGAGAGTGCATGACTGTAGGTAATTTTTATTCAGAAGTAGCAAGGCTAATGAAGGATGCTGGGTGGAAAGCGCAATCAATATCTAGTACATATGAAACTTGGCATCATATTGTGTCAGGAAGGAAAATTCAGGTTCCATTGATTATAAGAGTTTATACTGAAGCAAATAATATTTTAAGAGATGCTGGGGTAGTAGCTAGATTTTAGTGTGATTTTTATACAGAAAGGCGCAGGGCGAGTGTTAAATTATCTATTAAGGATTTTTATATGGTTGCTAAACATATTCCAGAAAAAGAAAAGATCGCGATATTTGAATTCATGTATGCATATGCGAGATTAGAATATTGTCTAAAATTAAAAATAAAAGATCCAGCAAGACAACCTGAAGGCAAGAACGCAGAAGCTGATTGGGATAAGCTTGTTAAAGATAATAAAAAACTAATAACATATAAAGACATACCGGCAGGAAAAAAATTATTTGATTTGAAGCCTAAAAAACAGGTGTTTGGCGATACGGCATGGGTTGAAATTAAGAATACAGGCAACGAGTTAAATAATATTGTTAGTGCTTTAAAAACAGTAAGAAACAATTTATTTCATGGAGGAAAAGAGCTGGAACATGGTTTTGATTATTCTGATAGAAATATGGAGCTAGTCAATACCAGTTTAGATGTTGTACATCAAATTATTAAGTTTTTAAAATGGGAAGAAGATTTCTCCCCTAATCATTAAAACCCACTCTGGTGGGTTTTTTATTGCCTGAAATTGTCTGAAGTTTATAGACTAAAATAATAGGTGTATAATGAAGGTGTAATTGTTTTAGGACAGGACAAACTGTGGTGCAATACGTGGTAGCTGCGTCAGTATCTCCGTATTTATTAGTTTTTGTATTAGCTACTTTAGTTTCTTTTCTATTTTATCGATATTCATGTAATCAAGATCAAAAGAGAGGTAGCAACATGAAAGAAAATGCAGCATTCGCTTCAAATTTATCCATGAACATAGCTAGCTCAGCAGCCACATCACTTCTTGTATTGCCCTAAGATAATTACTGATAGCAACATTTCCTACCTTTGCCTTTTTCTTCAACTATTATTCCAATTAAGATAACATTAACAAAACTAATTAAAGGAATAATGAGATCGTGAATAAATCAATAATTGTAATTGCCCTGTCTTGCATTGGTTTTAGTGCTTATGCAGGAACAACTTATACAAGTGAAGAATTAAATAGGCTTGTAGAGTCGGGAACACCACCAAAAGAAATGCCTGAGCAAGTTGATAAAATAAAACCAGCACCATTTCCAACCTGCAAATTAGCTATTAATAACATTTATAAAAAAGTGCATGGAGAATACCCAGTTGAGATAACTGGAAACGGTACAGATACATACGCCATAAAAGTATGGACATACGATGGTGTGGCAATGACTAAATGCATTGATGGCAATAGAATATTATCAGGAGCAGAGTACGAGTGATAGGTACGTTAGTAGCCTTGGTTAATAATCATTAATTGTCTTATTAATCGTACTATTCATACTCATATAGCTTAATTCATAAACAAGGGCATCCGTGCCCTTTGTTTATTTTGTGCGGGATGGTTCTTTAGGTATCTCAACCATAAATCCATCGACACTCCAAGCTTCATCCCAAACATAATATCCAAGTTCTTTTAGCTTGCTAAAAGTTGTATCAAATAGGCCTTCAAACACATCTTCGTCAATATCTTCAAGCTCTAAATCATTAAGTTCTATATAGAATTTTTCATGCCCTAATCTTATTTTTTTATTAATTTCATCAAATGTTCTTTTGAATATGATGTTTTTTATTTCTTCCTTGGCGTTATTGGCGATTTTTATAGCATCTTTCGCTGAAATTAAATCATCATCATTAATCTCACCAAGAAAGCTTGAGTCCAGCCTTTGAACTATTTCGGCATTCATTGAACGCCCGTTTTCTTTTGCGGTTACTTCTATTTTTTCTTTTAATTCAATTGGTAACCTAACTCTTAATTGAGGATCTTCTCTGCTCATAGAAACACCAGTTACTCGTAATGAAAATAATTACAAAATTATGCCCCACAGTGGGGTTGACTTCAATGACGCACGGTGTGACAATGATTTTACCCCACATTGAGGCATTGAAAATTAAGGATGAAATAATGCAAAAAGCAAAAGATATGTATCAGAAGAAAATTAGATTTCCAGAGGATGTGTGCAAGGCAATTCAAGCTAATGGAGATTTGGAGTGTAGAAAATTTAATACGGAGATTATTTATCAACTAAGGAAAGCTTACGGATTGATAGAAAGTAAAAGCCCCAGTTGCGCGAACAACTGAGGCTTTACATCAAATAAACTCTTTGGGCGAGAATAAATGACATGAGCAGTATAACCAAGAACGATCTTACTTTCCAGAATTTCACATTCAACCCTGTTGTTGAAAATGGTCAGGCGTGGTTAACATCAACTGAAATTGCACAGGTGCTAGGTTATAGCCGTACTGACAATGTAAGTAAATTGTACTCACGTAATTCAGATGAGTTTACTGACTCTATGACAATGACCGTCAATATGACGTTCAACGGAATAAACAATAGCTTACGTAATAAAGTGGTCAGAGTTTACTCACTTCGTGGCGCGCATCTGATCGCAATGTTTGCATCTACTCCAGTAGCTAAAGAATTCCGTAAGTGGGTGCTGGATATTTTGGATCGTGAGGTTACAGGAAGTAACTTAGATGAACATTTATTACTTAGAAATTTAACTACAGCTAAAAAGCACATCGAAAGAGTTCGTGATATTTATCGTGAAATACTTTCACCGTCATTAATTAAGCTGAATGAAAAACTGGAATCAGAGCTATACACCTTGATAGGTGATGCTAACGGTACAGTTTATTCATCACTAAAACACTTGGAGAGAAGAACCAAAGAGGAGTTATTATATTGATAGGCACTAAAAACAGAAAAGCCAATAGTTACGAGCTATTGGCTAATCCCAAACAAAACCCAGAAGGAAATGTTTCATGAGTCAAATTACAGTAGCAAACAATAACTCAGTTGTCACGCAAAACCGTTTTACGGTCCCTGAAGTCTATTACCGTAACCAGAAGGTGATCACCACGGAATCACTAGCTGTTGGTTATGGTGCTGATGTAAAAAATATTCAGGATAATTTTACCAATAACAAAGAGAGATTTGTTGAAGGAAAACATTATTTCAAATTGGAAGGTAATGAATTGCAAGAGTTTAAGAGCTACCCCGATAATTTCGGGTTAGTTAATAAATTTGCAAGACATGCTTATCTCTGGACTGAACGCGGAGCCTCTCGCCACGCTAAAATGTTAGAGACAGATCAGGCTTGGGACTATTTCGAGCTACTGGAAGAAACCTATTTCACATCACGTAAAAATTCTGGCTTACCCGTTAATTACATTGAAGCTCTGGAAAACCTACTACAGTCCGAGAAAGAGAAAGCGTTAATTGCAGCCGAGCGTGATCACGCGGTAGAAACAAAAGCGTGGATTGGGCGTAAGCGTGAAGCAACCTCAATGGCTACCGCATCTAAAGCTGTTCGCGAAAAGAACCGTCTTGCTGAAAAGTTAGGTGAGAGCAAGAAACACGCAACAGTATTAGCGGTAGAGAAGAAACTAAATAAAAAATTCAAATGGCAACCATTGAAGAAATGGTGCAAAGAGAATGATACCGAAATCCCCACAGTTCATGATGATAGATACGGAACAGCTAATTCATATCCATCAGGAGCATGGAAGTCTGCTTATGATGTGGATTTAGCTAAATTGTTCTAACTACCCAAGCCAAGGACGGCTTGTTTGAGATCACATATCATGCCTCTTAACTGAGGTTTTTTCTATCGCTGTAAATAAGATCAGTAACGCTTATTGGTGCTTAAATGGTTAAATAAGTAAAACGTTAACTATCGGTAGAAAAAATGAGCAATAAATCAAATATTGATAAGGCTGGTAATTTAATTAGCGTCTTTAAAAGAATTACAATGAAAAGGTTTATGCAGTTTTTATCTTCTAATGGTATTGATAATTTATCATGCCCATTATGTAAAAATTCAGATACTTTATTTGCACCAACAATGAAGCAACCTGATACAGAAGATAATCGTCACCATTTCCTGATGCCTGTAAAGGTTAAGTCGCTAGATTATGATTACGATACTATGATTGCTAATTATAGTTATAGGGTTGTTTGTCAGAATTGCGCCCATGAGATGCATTTTAGTTGTCAAGTGGTAGTTGCTTGGGATCAAGCGCATAGAGGTAATGATGATGAATGCTGATAATATTGATTATAGTGGAATGGAGCATTGGCAAAAGTTACCAAGTAACGAATTTTCTGGTGGGGGAGGAGGTGGCGATATGGAAGCTAGAGTTGCAAAATTAGAAGCAAGTGTAGATAGCATTCAGGCTACATTGACGGATATTAAATCAGATTTGAAATCAACTAAAAATGATATAAGCAATCTAAAATCTGATGTAGCAGTCATTAAGTCTAATTATGCCACAAAGCAAGATATTGAAGGCGTAAAAACAGATATTGAAGGTGTAAAAACAGAAGTTCAAAAGGCCATAGCAACACAAACTAAATGGCTTATGGCTACTATATTTGTGGCACTGGGATCTGGCATCACCATTGCTAAATTACTCTTCTGATTTGCTTTCACTTACAACCACACTTAACTACTATTAAGTTAAACAGATAGCGTCAATTTGTGGGATTGAGAATTAATATTACTCGATTGATTTCTTTAGTTTATTTTTAGGTGAGTCATCTACTTTGGAATATATTGATATAAGTGTTATATAGTAAAAAACGCTAATGGTTCTACCGTAATAATTGGAGATATGAAGATGTCTAATTTGAAAATAAGTATTAAAAACTTAAAAAACATTAAAAATTTCGCTTTAGAAATCCCTGTAAAGCAAGGGCTTCACGTAATAGCTGGTTCTAATGGAATAGGAAAAAGTACTATTATGGGATTATTAGCAGAACCTTTTAGACCTAGTGTTTTTTGGACAATATTTAGTCACGCCAATATAGATAGTTCAGTTGAATATTCTTATGAAGGAAAAATAGACCTATGGACTAGGAAGCAAGATAAGTGGCTTCTAGCAGGAAAGAAAAGTAAGTCGATACGAATTGATGGTTTTATTGAGGGGAGCATAATTCACGGCACTCGGTTTACAGATGCGAATGTTCTTGAGTTATCAGAAAACGTCGGTGATGATCACTTAGTAGATGCTGATGAATTTATCAATGAGAATTTTAATTATGTTTTACATGGGAAGAAATATTACCCCACGATAAAAAAAATTAAAAATACAAAATTAGCTTCAGAGTTAGGATTTGATTCAGTGCCATACTTTATGGATTATGATGATAGGAGATTGAGTCAATTTTGGTTGAGTAGTGGTGAAAATTTATTGTTAAGTTTACTTCATTTTCTGAATAATAAGATTTTTCAACAAAAACGAAAAGGAAGTAAATATATTTCTTTAATATTAATTGATGAAGTGGAATTAGCACTGCATCCAGTTGCTATTAGTAGATTAGTTAAACTTTTAGAGAAGTTATCTCATGAATTCAACCTTTCTGTTTACTTTTCTTCACATTCAACTGAATTACTGAGAGCAATAAGTCCTAACAATATTTATTACCTTCAAAGTTTACCTAATAAGAATATTGAAGTAATTAATCCGTGTTACCCAGCTTATGCGACTAGATTTCTTTATAACCAAGATGGTTACGATATTTTGATATTGCCTGAAGATGAGCTTGCTAAGTTTGTAATAGATAAAATAATTACAAGTGAACACCTTTATGAAGGTAAATTAATTCACATTTTGCCTTGTGGTGACTGGAGAAATACAGTGCGCTTGCACAAAGAGATTTTAGAGTCGAATTTGACAAGCCACTCTACGAAAGTTATCTCAGTGTTAGATGGTGATGTAACTGAAAATTTTGAAGTAGAGAAAAGTAAAGATAACACTTTGAGTAGATTGAATGTGGCATTTTTACCAATTCCTAGTTTGGAAAAATATCTCCATGAGCATCTTGTTGATAATGTTGATTCTGTTTTTTTTAGGGAGTTGAATGATAGATTCTACAGAAAGACCTCTCTTGATCAGGTTATTTCAGAATATCAGAATAGTGGTATTGAAAGAAAAGGAAAGAAATTATGGCAAAAAATGGTTTCTTCAATAGGGGATGAAGGTATCTCGGAAAAGGAATTCTTGAGAGAAATATGCAATAGCATATATGATAGATTAAATGTTGCAGTGCTAACTAAGCGAATTAGAGCATTATTTTAGTCATACAGTTCATGCTAGATATATAGTAAGTATGGTTTGTAGACAACATCTCCATTAAATGCATTGCGAAAAGCAATAATTATATTAATTTGAATGAATATAGTTTTGTGGAAGTATGCAAAATATATGTTAAAAAATAGCTTGGTGGGTATTAAATAGCAAAAGAATATAGAGAAACACAAACCCTACTGTCAGCAGTGAATAATGAAAAGAATTGTAATAAAGAAAGTGTAGCTAAGAAGATTGAGGATGAGTATCCGTTGATGGTGTGGATTTTACTCTGAATACTCTTTTAATATGCCCAACCCGCTTCGGCGGGTTTTTGTTTGCTTTAATTTGCAACTACACTCAGCTACCATTAAGTAAAACGATATAAATAACTCAGAGGGCGGGATGAAGAAATTATTAATTGGTGTAGCTTTGCTATTAACTGGATATTCAGCAAGTGCTTTATCTTCTACTGATGAATCAGGAAAGGATTTTTTTGTTGAAATGGTTAATTCCACTTGCTCTAAGCATGAAAATCCAGAGCTTTGTCGGTGGCAAGTGGAAAATCTAAGTGCGATATCCAGCATCAACACACTGACATATTATGATTGCAAGCTACATGATAAAAAAGAAAAAGAGTGTTTAGAGTCAATAGAAATGTTTGATTATATTCAAGGGCAATATGATAAAAACATGAGAGATATGACGAACAAATAGTTGGGGATGAAATGAAAAAACTATTACTTGGTGCGGCTTTGTTGTTGCTTGGAACAAATGCCGTTGCTAAATGGGAATACGAAAAACATGTTGATGAAATGAGGGAGACTGAAAGTTACACCGCATCACTTCAATCAACGCCAATAAATAAAGATATAGACAATGAACTTTTACTTCTCTTATCTAGCAATAATAATACTACGTCGAGTTTAGCTGGCTTACATTTGCTCAGTGGCAGATTTGATTGTGACGACCCTAGGCTATGCAAAATAGCGGTAAGGTATAGCAATGGCGATGTAAAAAACGTATTTGTTAGACTTAATGATGAAAGGAACCTAGCTTTTTTCAGTAACTCTAATGAAGTCGCGGAAACATTAAGATTATCAGATGTTATGTATGTGGAGATACCAATATTCAGAAAAGGTAGCGCACAATATAAGTATGATACATCAGGATTTAAATGGACAGGAATTACAAAAACCGGTGAATATTTAACATCCTTGGGATCCATTGATTTCACGAAAGAATTACCAAATATTCCGAGTAATACATATAAAAATGATAGAGGGAGTATTTGTTATGATATCAATGAGTTCTCGTTTGGAGTTAAAGCAAAAGCTGTCGGAAAGGCTAGCGTGTGCATTGATGGTAAATATCCAGTTTACATTGAAGTTAACAATATAAAAGTTAATAAAAATGAGTTTGTGAGAGAAGTTAATTTAGCTAGAAAATCCGATGAGACCACAGAGGGTAACACTCACATGTGGTTAGCAAGTGATGATGAATCTTTGTCTATGATTCTTTTCCGAAAACCAAATAAAAACGGATATGAAATATTTATGGACTACTCGCCAAGAATAAATATTTATAGCACAAAATAACTTCATTAAAAAAATAGATAAACCACCTGCGGGTGGTTTTTTTATGTCTGGAGGAAACTAATGGCAGATATTGCAACAATATCACTAAAGGCTGACACGTCAGATTTAGAGCGTGGTACGCAGAAGTTAAAAGAGTTCGGTGATACAGCAGAAAGAGTGAGTGATGCTTCTCGTGATTTAAATGACCAGTTTAATAGAGGTATTGATCATCAAAAGCTAGCATCAGAAGCAATTAAGCAACAAAAGAAAGAGCTTGATGATTTATTAAATTCTATAAATCCAACAAATAAGGCATTTGATGCTCTTGATAAGGCTACTCAAAAATTAGTTGAGGCGAATAGGAAAGGGTTATTACCAAAGGATCAGTTTGCTGATTATAACGCGATACTTGAGCAGACTAGGGATAAATTAACACGGGTCAATATGTCTCTTACTGCTGAAGGAAGAGCGTTATTGGAGCAAGAAAGAGCAAGCAATCAAGCCACTATTGCGGCAGATAAATTCTTAGCTTCTCTTAAAAATCAAACTGATGCCATTGGTAAAACAAAAGCAGAGCTACTTGAGATGAAGGCAGCTCAGCTTGGCGTATCTGATAAAGCAGCACCTTTCATTAAGCAATTGGATGAGCAGAGTAAAAAATTACTAGAGAATGCAAAAGGTTCCAAGGAACTATCTGGTGGGCTTTCAGGAATAACACCTCAGTTAAGTAGCATCATCAATCAATTAACTGGTGGAAATAATGCATTATCTAGCTTCTTAAGCCAGAGCACAGGTGTTAGTGGTTCAATAGGAGGTATTAGTAATAGTCTTAAAGGTATGTTGCCAGCCTTAAATCCTGCAACTGTTGGTATAACTGCAATTACTACGGCGACGATAGCTTTTGGTTACGCTATTCATCAAGGCGATGCTGAGCACAGAGAATACAATAAACAGTTAATTCTTACGGGAGGCTATGCTAAGAAAAGCGCTGGTGATTTAAGTGTTTTAGCCAATCAATATAAAAGTTTAAGTGTTGCTCAATTCGAATCGGCAGAGGCTATCACAAAAGTTGTTGGCTCTGGTCGATTTATGAAGCAAGAAGTCGATATGGTATCAAGATCGGCAGTTATACTAAAAAGAGCGATAGGGCAATCTATTGAAGAGACAATTAGTCAATTCAAACGTCTGCAAGATAGCCCTGTAAATGCAGTTAGAGAGTTAGATAAAGAAATGCACTTCCTAACCGCGTCAGAATATAAGCGGATCGTTCAGCTTGAGGATATGGGAAGAAAAGAGGAAGCCGCAAGACTAGCTAGCCAGTCTTATGCAGAATCAATCAGAACGGGTGCTAATGATATTGAGGAGAATTTAGGTTTTCTTGAGAGCGCGTGGAAAGGTGTTTCACTTATGGCTAAAAAAGCATGGGATAACATGCTGGATATTGGTCGTAAGCAATCAGTGAAAGAGCAAATTAGAGAGATAGAAGAAACTCTTGTTGATTTTCAGATAAACAAAGGCGCAGAAGGCGTTTATTTTGTAAAAACAGGGTTAATGAAAGATGATTTATTAAAGCAACTAGAGGATTTAAAGAAAGTTGATCTTGATGAATCTCTTAAACAACAAAATGAAAACATACTTAAGCAAGACCAAGAGAGGCAGAAAAAACAGATAGACCAAGAGAGAGAATTAATAAGGCAATATGGCTCTATCCATGAAAGATATGAAATGGAAAGACAGGCAATTATAAATAAGAGTTACGCCTCAGAGGAAAGGAAAGCTGAAGCACTGGCAACTCTAAAGCTGAGATATGATCGTCAAGTAGCCTCATTAAATAACTTTCAAAATAGACTAAACAAACCAAACTTAGGCACTCGCGCTGAAGAAGAAGCAAAGAAAACTATCCTCTCACTGCAAGCTCAACTAAAAGTCCTCAATGACCACAAAACTGTTTATGACGTTATCAGTAACGAACGTAAAAAGTTATGGGAAACAGAAGCTAAGATATCTGTACTGGAGGAAAGAAGTAAGGTTAAAAGCCTAACTAGAGATGAACAATCGCTGTTACTTAAAGAGAAAAGTATCGTTGCTTCGTTACATGAGGCGGCTGTTTTAGGCGACCAAATCGAGTTGCAGAAGATAAAAAATAGAGAGTTGGATAAACAAACGAAGTATGTTGATGCTCTTATTGCCAAAGGTAATGCATTAGAGATTGGCGCTGGATTATCAAGCCGGTTACAGCAACGAGAGATTGCTTTAAGTCAAGCTGACACACCTGAGAAGAAAAAAGCATTAGAGGAGTATTACGCCAAAGAAGATTCCCTGCGTGGAAACTGGGAGTTAGGCTTTAAACGAGGCTTTGCTGAATTCCAAGACCAAGCCACTGACGTTTACGGCAATGTCGCCCAAATAACACAGTCTGCATTCCAAGGTATGAGTAACACTGTTGCCGACTTCCTTCTCACCAGTAAATTTAACTTATCTGATTTCACAAAATCGTTCCTAGAAATGACCACCAAGATGATAACTCAAATGGCGATGCTTAATGCCATGAGGGCAGGATTTGGTGGTACAACGTTTGGCAATTTCTTAGGATTTGCAGATGGTGGATATACAGGAGGTGGCGGTAAATATGACCCTGCGGGGGTGGTACATAAAGGCGAGTTCGTATTCACCAAAGAAGCAACGCAGCGATTAGGAGTGGATAATCTCTATCGTCTAATGGATGCAGGGAAGCGTGGTTATGCTTCAGGTGGTCATGTTGGTGGTTCAGCGCCAATGTCGGTTACACAACCAACAGCATTTATAGCACGCAATCCTCAAGTTGCTGGTGGTGGGGTGAATGTGATGATTGATATGAGTGGCGTCAAGATTGAAAGTGGACAGCAGCAGCAACCTTCAAGTAATCAAGCCAATGCTTCATCACTGAAGCGAGAATTTCAGCAAATGGTGGAGAGTGGGGTTAATAACCTACTTAGAAATCCAGCATCTGCGCTATCAAGAACAATCAAAGGTAATTAATCGCCACCAATTCGGTGGCTTTTTTATTGGAGTAACCGATGGAAGAGTTTAAATGGCGAACACAAATACAAGATTCGCCAAGCGGTGAGTTCAATCATCGCATTAAAGAAATTGAATTTGGAGATGGTTACAAACAAGTTGCTGGTGATGGTATTAATCCAGAATCTCAAACGTGGCCATTTGCTTATATGGGGTTGAAAGATGAAGTAATGCCTATTTTCAAATTCATTCGTCAGCACACAGCCAAATCATTTATTTGGACGCCTCCATTTGGTGAAAAAGGTCTTTATCGAATTAAGGCTGATTCAATAACGATGATCCCCGTATCTGGCGGAGTAATGAAATTGACCGCAACATTTGAACAGGCTTTTAGCGCATGAATATCACAGCAGATGTACAAAAATTAGAGCCGGGTAATAAGGTTCAATTAATTGAGGTGGATGGCAGTGAGTTTGATGGGCCCATTCTTCGCTTTCATGCTTATAACCTACCTCATACGCCAGAAGAGATAGAGCAATCCAAAGGTGATATCAAACCCAAGCCAATTTGGTGGCAAGGTAATGAATACGGCGCATGGCCTTATGAAATTGAAGGAATGACAAAAAATAGTGATGGCAGCCCAGCAAGGCCATCTCTAAAGGTTGCAAATATAGACGGCTTAATATCGTCTTTGTGCCTCCAGTTTGACGATATGGTTCAGGCAAAAGTCACCATTTACGAGACATTCTCTCATTACCTTGATGCTAAAAACTTCTCTGAAGGCAATCCAACTGCCAACCCTGATGAGTGTTTTAAACAAGTTTATTACATTGATCGTAAAACCAATGAGATAGCTGGTGAAGCGGTAGATTTTGAGTTATCCAGCCCATTTGATTTGCAAGGGGTAATGATACCCGTTCGACAAATCCATAACCTTTGCTATTGGTGTATGAAAGGTGATTATCGCAGTGGCAATGGGTGCTCATATTCGGGAAATAAGTATTTCGATGAGCGAGGTAATCCTGTTGATGATCCAGCATTAGATAGTTGTGGTGGGCTTATCAGTGATTGCAAAAAACGCTTTGGTGAGAACGAGCCATTAGATTTTGGTGGGTTTCCAGCGGCGGGGTTAGTGAAATGATCACAAAGAAATTAACCGAGGTGATATTTCAGCATGTAAAAGCGGAATATCCCAAAGAGGCTTGTGGTGTGATTTGCCAAAAAAGCCGAGTCAAAAAATATTTCCCTTGCCGCAACCTCTCCAATAACCCCACTGAACACTTTGAACTTTCCCCTGAAGATTATGCCACAGCTGAAGATTGGGGGGAGCCTGTTGCGATTGTGCATAGCCATTGCGGTGATGGTGTGACGACCCAACCCTCTGAAATCGATAAATTACAGTGTGATGCAACGGGACTGCCGTGGGTGATTGCGTCATGGCCAGAAGGCGATATTCGGCTTATTCAGCCTCGCTCCGAACTTGAATTAGAGGGGCGACCGTTTGTGCTAGGTCATGCGGATTGCTGGTCTTTAATTATGGACTACTACCGACAAAAACACGGTATTGAGTTACACAACTACAGCGTCGATCGGCACTGGTGGGAAGAGGGCGAAAATCTGTATATGGATAATTACCAGAAAGCGGGTTTTGTTGAGTTCTCTGGTGATTTAAAAGATGGCGATATGGTCATTATGCAAGTGCAAGCCGATGTTCCGAATCATGCTGGGGTGATAATGAATGGCATGTTGCTCCATCATTTATACGGGCAACTGAGCCGACTGGTTCCTTATAGCGATTACTGGCGCGATAGAACAGTAAAAATAGTACGGAGGAAAGAGTTGTTATGAGTTTAAAAACAATACGTCTGTATGGTGTTCTTGGCGCAAAGTTTGGGCGGGAGCACAAGTTAGATATAGATTCACCTCGTGAAGCAATTAAAGCGCTCACAGTGCTCTACGATGGCTTTGAACAGTTTCTTGCTAATGCACATTTAAAAGGAATGGAGTTTGCAGTATTTAAAGGAAAGCGGAACATTAATGAAGAAGAACTGCACCTTGATACGACTGAAGAAATCCGCATAGCACCAATCATCAAAGGAAGTAAGCGAGGCGGTTTTTTTCAGACAATGCTAGGTGTAGCCATGATCGGTGCTGCAATATTTGCTCCTTGGGGAACTGCGTTGTGGGCGAGTGACTTAATGTTGATGGTGGGTGCCGGTGTTGCTATGGGGGGCGTTGTTCAAATGCTATCGCCTCAACCTAGAGGATTGTCTATGAGGCAAGACTCAGATAACAAACCTTCTTATGCTTTCGGTGGTGCTGTGAATTCAACAGCGCAGGGAAATCCTGTTCCTTTGCTTTATGGTTTAGACAGGCGAGAGGTCGGTGGAGCAATTATCTCTGCTGGGATTTATACAGAAGATCAGCAATAACATAAACAAATTTCAGAATAGCCACTATGTGGCTTTTTTTATGGGTGAAATATGGAATTAATTCATGGTGCAAAAGGTGGTGGCGGTGGTGGTCATACACCCACAGAGTCACCAGATAGCTTACTTTCTGAATCAACCGCTAAAATTTTATTGGCTATTTCTGAGGGAGAAATTGCTGGTGGGTTAGACGATACTCGTATTTTTCTTGATGATACTCCAATAGGTAATGCTGACGGTACAAAGAACTTTGAAGGTGTGACTTGGGAGTTTAGACCAGGAAGCGAGCATCAAGAATATATTCAAGGTATCCCATCAGTAGATAGTGAAGCATCAGTAGGATTGGAATTAAAAGACGATCAGCCCTATGCGCGAAGCATTAATAACACTCAGTTGTCAGCGGAGCGCATTCGATTCTCTATTCCTCAGTTACTTCAACAGCATGATAATGGAGATACAACGGGTTATCGTATTGATTACGCTATTGATTTATCGACAGATGGTGCTGGATATAATGAAGTATTGAAATCTGCCTTTGATGGTAAAACAACGAGTGAATATCAGCGGACACATCGTATTGATTTACCAAAAGCAAATATAGGCTGGCAGATACGAGCTCGTCGATTAACCAAAAATCAGAACACAGCTCGTATTGCAGATAAAGTGACTATTTCTGCTGTTACTGATGTTATCGATGCTAAATTGCGTTACCCAAATACAGCCCTATTATTTATTACTTTCAATGCTCGTCAATTTAATAACCGCATTCCTAAAATCAGCGTTCGCCCTAAGGGTGGGTTACTGATTAAAGTACCAACTAACTATGATCCTATTAACCGAACCTATTCTGGGGTATGGGATGGCACCTTCAAATTAGCTGCAACCAATAATCCAGCGTGGGTATTTTATGACTTAGTTCTAAATAACCGTTATGGGTGTGGCGATCGCATTAAAGCTTCACAAATTGAAAAGTGGGATTTATACAAAATCGCACAATATTGTGATGAGTTGGTGCCTGACGGGCATGGTGGTGACGGTAAAGAGCCTCGTTTTTTGTGTGATGTGTATATCCAATCACAAGAGTCAGCCTACACCGTACTGCGTGACATTGCGGCGATATTTCGCGGTATGACCTTCTGGGCTGATAACAAAGTTAATGCTGTTGCGGATATGCCAGATACTATTTTCCGCACATTCACTAACGCTAATATTGTTGGAGGAAAACCGTCATATTCAGGTGGTAGTCAGCAAAACCGATACACACAGGCATTAATTTCCTATACAGATATCAATAACCACAGTAATGATGCGATTGAAGCTGTCGCTGATATCAAATTACAGCGCCGCTATGGCGTGCGTAAGACTGAAATATCAGCCATTGGGTGTACTCGACAAAGTGAAGCCAATCGTCGTGGCCGATGGGCCTTATTAACAAACGCTAATGATAGGGTGATTAGTTTCGCTACAGGATTAGAAGGTGCAATACCATCTCCTGGTCATATTATCGCTATTGCTGATTCGACATTGGCAGGAAGGGATAACGGCGGTCGCATATCTAAGGCGGAAGGAAGAAAGATCACGTTAGATAGAAAGGCTACAATTAAGTCCGGTGACAGATTAATTGTTAATCTACCTAACGGGCGATCCGAAGGAAGAACCGTATCACTGGTCGCAGATAATGTCATTACAGTTTCAACCGAGTACTCACAAACACCAGAGAAAAATGCAGTCTGGACAGTTGATGCTGATGATTTAGCATTACAGCTTTATCGCGTTATCAATGTTACTGATAATAGTGATAACACTTACACTATCACTGGCGCAATTCACAATCCTGATAACTATGAGCATATAGATTCAGGAGCTAGAATTGATGAGCGCCCTATCACTGTTATTCCACCGGGTGTGCAAGCACCACCTAAAAATATTCGTATATCCTCTTATTCTCAAATTAACCAAGGCATTTCATTTACCACTCTGCGTGTTGATTGGGATGCAGTTGATAATGCTATTACCTATGAAGCTCAATGGCGAAGAGATAACAATAACTGGGTATCAATGCCAAGATCATCAACGTGTGGTTTTGAGGTGGATGGTATTTATGCTGGTCGTTATCAAGTTAGAGTTCGTGCGGTAAATGCGTCTGAAATATCCAGTGTTTGGGCTAATGCGCAAGAAACAACACTGACAGGGAAAGTAGGGAACCCACCAAAACCCGTAAACTTTAGATCCTCTCCGCTCGTGTTCGGCATTAAACTTGATTGGGGATTTGGTGCAAACACTAGTGATACGTTAAAAACTGAGATCCAGTACAGCAAAACCAATAATGGTGAAGGTTTGATGTTGCTATCTGACGTTCCATATCCATCTAAAACGTATGAAATGGCTGGTCTAGCGGCAGGTATCGCGTTTTATTTTAGAGCAAGACTTGTGGATAAAACGGGCAATCAATCTGAGTGGACTGAATTTATTCGTGGGGAATCGGAGTTTGATGTAGGTACGATATTGCCAGAGCTAGACGGTCATTTCATGTCATCAGAAGCGGGTCAGCAACTAGACACTAAGCTGAGTTGGCTTTCGGAAACTGCAATCATTCAAAGCAATGCAAGCCATAGAACATCAAGAGATTTACTTGTGAAACATGGTCAGTCACAAGCTGGCATTAATGAGCTATGGCAAGTTCGTGCTACTGATAATGAAGCGTGGGCCCAGACAGTCACTCAGCTCTATTCTTCAATTAATGATGCAGAGAACACGTTTAACTCTGAAATTAAAGAAGTTAAAACGTCAATCTCTAAACTCGACCAGGCTTTTGGTCAGACGACAACTGAAATTAGAACGGAGATAACGACGACTAACAGCGCGACAAATCAACGTATTGATAGCACGAATAACAATTTAGCCGGTACTAATAAAAACCTCGGTATCACTAACCAGAATTTAGATAAAACCAATCAAAACCTCGACAAAACTAATCGCTCGCTTCAACTGACAGACGAAGAAGTTGTGCGCATTGCTGCGGATGTGGTGACAAACAAGGAGGCAATATCTAAAACAGATAAGGCGCTAGCGAAATCTGAAGAACAAATTCAGGTGAAATTTGGTGAACAGGAGGGATTAATTCAGCAGAAAATGCAAGCCGAGTTTAGTCAAACGGGCGATGGTGTTGTCACACACTCAATTAATATCACGATTGTTCATGACAAAGTTAAATATAACGCGGCAGGTCAAGTTATTAGCGCCCAAGTTAAGAATGGAAAGCTTGAAAGTTTTATAGGCTACAACGCGAATAATTTCGCGTGGTACAACCCAGTAAACGGCAAGATGGAACTGTTTATGTATGCTAAAAATGGTCAATTCTTTATTAAGGAGGCGTTTTTAGATAAAGCGAATGTTCGTGAAATGGTGTTATCTGAAGCCATTAAATCCAAGAATTACGAGGCGGATAAAAAAGGATTTATTATTGATGCCAATACCGGTAATGCTGAATTTAATAATGCGATATTCAGAGGAACAATTGACGGCGCTGATGGTAATTTCAAAGGCACTGTTTACGTCGAAAAACTTCTTGGTGACGTTAATTCCAGCCTCTACTTTGATGAAGTTGAGAATTCGTGGGTCACCGGTGGGAATAATTATATAGATGCCAGTGTATCAATTATTTATGCCGGCGGGATGCCGTACGATGTTTTTATTGCCTTACCATCCTTATCCATTGTCTCCAGTTCTAGCCGATTCATAACAGAGTCTAGGCTACATATAACAATTGGCGAAGAGAATAAAACAATTGAATATTACAATCCACCAAACCAAGAAACGAAAGAATTTACAAATCATGGTTCATTTGGGTTTGTCATTAAGGCGGGGGAGCGTAATAAAAAAATAACACTCACAGCAACAACGAGAGGGGTGGGTAATATTACAGCCAAATTAAAAGGGTTCATAATTACAGCTGGAAAGCTAGAGTCAACGTCATTCTCTAAAGAATCTTAATATAGGAAATAAATAAAATGATATACACAACGGGCACTGTTAACACAGTGTCAGGGTCTGCTATTGTCAAAGGCACTGGCACTAAATTTAAAAATAATAATCCGGCGATTAATATCGGAATGACTATTTTAATTAAATCGGGAAATACTAATATTCCGTATATGATTAAATCCGTTAATTCCGACACTGAATTAGTATTAGCACAACCCGCATTAGCAACAGCAACGAATGCAACATTCTCAATTCATATTACTGAGCCAGATAATAATAGTGATGCAGCTAGAACAATGGTCGCTATTAATAGTTACGTTGAGTATTTTCTTGATGCAATGAACACATGGATGACTCAAACGGGGCAAACAAAAATTGAAATGCCGAACGGTGAAGTTGTTACGTTAGATAGCATTAAGAAGATGCAGGGGGATATACAAAATAAGCTAGATATTAAGAAAGGTGGCATTCAACGCGTTGAGGGTGAATTGTATTTGGCCACTGCTGTCGGAGTATCTAGCGGCACTGGTGGTGCTGGCGATAACTCAGCGTGGTTCTCTTTATCTAGAGGCGAACCTGATATTTACGTTAAAAGATTAGGGAAGTCGAACGCTATATTCAACTTCCCCGAAACAAACGGCGGAACTTTATTATCAACTTATAATAACTCAGCTCAGGTATACGCAAGTAATGACTATTGCGGTTTAAGACTTGTTAAAAAAAGTGGTAACTTTGCTCTCATAGAAACAGATCCAGATTCATCTGGAAATATTTTTAATTTTGTACATAGAACAAACTCAGGGTCAAATGAGGCTGTTATTAGAGTTCCTAAACGTAGCGGGACTATGTCTCTTGTTGGGGATTATGGCTTAGGTGGGGCGGGAGAAAGTATGCCTCAAAAGATATCTTGTTTTTATGGTTCCCCATCAGCAGGGGTACCAGGATTTCCAAGTAATGGCGCTGGCTGGCAATCTACATATAGCGGAAATCGTCGTGCAATGCTATTTATGGATACATCAGGTAATTTACTCGCTAGATTTAGTCTATCAAATAACGTTGTTGATACAGAAACGCCATGGCGAACTTTGTGGAGCTCAAATAACACAACTACAGACCCTCAAGGTTTCATCAAAAAAGCCTCTCCAGTAATCAACATCAATCCTGACGGTACATTCACAACTAACGACGAATCAGAAGGCGCTACGGTTACTCGAGTAGCTCAGGGTGAGTATCTTATCGAAGGTGTATTGGGCTTTAATGCTGACGCAGGCTGGGGCGGTGTTGATGGCGGTATTGAAATTCCACTCGATGTAAATAAACAGCCACTGATATGGGTTAACTCTAAAGTTAACAAAGATGGTTCTATTCTCGTTAAAACGTATCACCGTACTCACCCTAATGCGCCTGAGTTTGCCAATAATACAATTGACGGTTACAACGATAGCGATCCGATTGATATCCCTGATGGTCGTTTTATTTCCGTTCGTGTACAGATGCCAGAGCAATCAATCTATAACGTGAGAATGCGTGAAATGGAAGAAGCGCAGAAAGCTGAAGAGGAACGCAGACAAAAAGAAGAGGAAGAAAATCAGGACACCAATAGCGCACCAGAAGTTGGTAACTGATTGATTATATAAGTCAGTCTATCCCATCGAGCATCGGTGCTACTCTGTTTTCAAATACTGCACAGAATTACCATCAGGCAACTTCTTACTTCTCTCACGATAAAACGCTAATCGTTCATTAAAGTACTCGCGCAAATGTGCTGGTTGTTGACGTTCAACTTCGGACGCAACAACTGGCATATTGAGTCGTTCTTTATATGCGACACCACTTGCGGCTAAATCGACATTCACTTTGTCTTTTTCTTCTTGAGATAAGTTTGCGAGGTTCATAACAGATCCGGTTAGTTTTTGGAGAGTATAGCAGGGTGTGGAATTAAAAAATCAGAGGTGGTATAAAAGTATCACCTTTCTTTTTTCTTCTGTTCAAAAAGTATCTAGCCTCAATCATGATTGTATAGAATTTTGTATAGTGAAATAATTATGATTAAAATTATACATATAAATCAATAATATATATTTCCAATTTTGTTCTCTCCTCCTCCGCCATCTTCACTTCTAGCAACGTCTTCTAAAGTTTCCCAATCCCAAGTAAATCAAGCATTTCAACTAAATCCCATTATTCCAACGTCTACTATCGTCTATTGAAAATTACCCCCTCTAGCTGATACATATGGGGTACATTTATACCCCATGATTTGAGTACCCCCAAATGAAGCTAACAGTTAAACAAATTGATTCCAGTAAACCTAAAGAAAAAGACTACAAACTATCTGATGGTGGTGGGCTGTATCTATTGGTTAAAACTAATGGCGGAAAGTATTGGCGGCTAAAATATCGAATCGATGGTAAAGAGAAACTTTTAGCTATTGGAATTTATCCAACCATTACACTCGCTGATGCTAGAAGAAAGCGTGATGATGCAAAGAGGTTGCTGGCGGATGGAATTGACCCAAACCAACAACGAAAAGAGCAAAAGCAAGCCTCAAAGATTGACAGCATAAACACGTTTAAAAATATCGCTCTTGAATGGTATGAGGGCAGAAAGGATCGCTGGTCTGTTGGTTATCGTGATGACATGATGGACGCATTCGAAAAAGACGTCTTTCCTTATATAGGTAATCGCCCGATTGCTGAAATCAACCCATGGAATTACTTGAAGTGCTTTCTATTATGGAAAAGCGCGGAGCAACCGAGAAGCTAAAGAAAGTGCGTCAACGTTGTGGCGAGGTATGGAAGTACGCCATTATTACTGGTAGGACTGAGTATAATCCTGCGCCAGATTTAGCCAGTGCCTTTGTACCACATAAGCGTGAGCACTACCACTACGCCCACCTTTCAGTTAGTGAATTACCAGAGTTTCTTTCTTCTATAGATAAGTACATGGGGAGCCAGATTGTGAGAGTGGCACTGAGGATACTTATATTAACTGGAGTTCGACCAGGCGAATTGAGAAAAGTGGAATGGTCAGAAATTAATTTTGATACTGGAGTATGGGAAATACCGGCTGAAAAAATGAAAATGCGTCGCCTTCATATTGTACCATTATCAGAGTAGGTTATTGAGTTGCTAAAACAGATACACCCAATCAACGGAATTAAGCATAATCAACAGGTATATCTACATACGGGATAATCCCGTATCATTATGGATAAATTAATGTTTAGATCACCCCTAGAAATTGGAATTATTATCCGATGTTCCAGAGTCCCTATAAGCATTTTATTTTAACCAATAGCTTATATTGTGATGGTATCAAGATTAATAAACCAAAAATTAAAAAAGCAAAATTAATCAAGATCACCACGTCAGGAACGGTAATAAAAACACCAGAGCGAATTAAAACAGCCACAGGTAAAGTTATGGCCACAATGACTATTCAGGCCGAGAGTGACAAGCGTAGTCCATACCCATTAAAGATAGTGGCATTCGATATTAACGCGCTGGAGCTAATGACCTGCCAGAAAGGAAATAAAGTAACCGCTACAGATCGCTATGAATGGTTTAATGGTTATCAGCTAACAGGGGTACAGATAGTTACTTGCTAGCATCTGTATGTAAATATAATCTTTAATGTTAATTTGTGTTTGTGACGAGAGTTTTATCAAAATGAAAAATTTATTAGTTTCAGTTGGTTGTGTTTTTGCTTTATCTGGATGTGCCGTGACAGAATATAATTACACTCCAGACTCGTATAAAATAAGCGAGCCGAAAGTAGGGAGTGTTAATCGTGCGATCATAGGTCAAACTTTAGTAAGAGAAGGTAACATAAGTGAACTGAGTGCGATTAAGATACTAACCCCAATACAAATAGATTTGGTTTATAAAATTATTCCTGGTGTATTCAAAAAAGTTGGTTCAAGCGACAAAGGTGATTTTTATATGCCAACTCAAACTATTGACTCTGGTTCTGTAGTTGTTGAGGAGCTTGGTCAACCATGGAGTTCAATTTTAATAAAAAAAGGAACTAATACTGATGAAATTTGTATTGTAACTGACTTGAATGTAGTTGTTTGTAGCGATAAGGCTAAAATTGAATATCTTAAGCTAAATAATTCCGATGGTAATTCATTTGAGCAGGCTTTAATTTTTAATGGGATAAATGATCAAATTGTAGATATTAGTTATAGAAAAATAGGCTCAAATATAGAAAATCAAGGGTTTGGTAATAATATTCAATATAACCTTAAAGAAAATAATATTATTTCTTATGAAAATGTTAAATTGAAAATTATAAATAGCTCTGATAATTCATTGACATATGAAGTTATAAGTAATTTCTCTGGTAATTAG